GCGACCATGAGGGAGCGGTTCGGCCCGAGCATGATGGCCTGACCTTCGCGCAGGCCCATCTTGGCCCGCTTCTCCGTGTCCTCGGCATCGGCGGCCACGCGCGCCGCGCGCAGCGTCATGCCCCGGTTCAAATTCTGCTTCACCAGATAGTCCCGGTAATCGCAGCCCACGTTCCCAGCAATTCCCATGATCGTCTCCCGTTCAGAATCGGTTGCGCCCAACGCGCCACCTAAAACGTAGCATAGCGTATCATTACGTTACGGTCACTATTATTCTTGACTCCGACCGAAGAAAATCAAATCCCGGTCAAATCTCAAACCATAAGCAAATTCAACACCGTATCACCATGGCACGCAAGCCCATTGACAGCCTCAGTCCAGAAAGCATATCCATTGTGGCACGGTCGAACTGTTGCCCCCACCCCTAGGTCAGCGACCAACCCCCACCCAAAACAGAGGCCAGCCCCGATGTCCGCCAAGCGGATCACCGAGCCAGAAGCGCGTGCTGCGTATTTGGCGATGGGTCCAGAGCGGTCATTGTCAGCCCTATACCGGCACTATTCATCGACTATGCCGAAGGGGTCTAAACCGCCTGCGCTCATCACGATCAAAGGCTGGTCTGCAAAGCAGGGATGGCAGGCCCTAGCCGCCGAGCACGATAAGCGCTCGACCGAACGGGCAGTCGCCAAGCTGGAAAGCAAGCAGGCCGACCAGACGGCAGACGCCGCCCTCGAGCTTGGCCTGGATCGCCGCTACGTCCTCCAAACCCTCAAAACCGTCGTCGATCGGTCCCTGCAGGCCGAGCCGGTGCGGGACGAGGACGGCAACCCGACCGGCGAGTGGCGCTTTGACGGCAAGGCCGCAACGACCGCCGCAGTCGCGATCGGCAAAGAGCTTGGCATGTTCCGCGAGGCGCCGGCCGCTGCAGCGCCGCCCACCAACGTCAACGTCACGATCAACAACGTCGATGTGCGCGTAACCCAGGTTCGCCAAGAGATAGAGGGATTGCTGGCCTATGAGCCGCCTCAAATTGCCGCCGACGCGCCTCGCCGCGATCGAGTGGTATAGGACCGTCCTCGAGGCCGCCGCCCAAAAGTCCGACGAGCACCTTCACGAAGCCCGCCGCGAACTATGCCGCCGGGATCTGTTCTATCTGCTAGTCGGCCCCTTGAAGCGCAAGGACGTGAACCGGGATTGGCTCTTTGAGCGATGCCGCGAGGTCCAGGCCGAGCCCGACGACCACATCGACCTTTGGGCACGCGGCCACTACAAGAGCACCATCGTCACTTTCGCCCTGACGATCCAAGAGATACTCGTCGATCCCGAAATCACCATCGGGATTTTCTCGGACACGAACAAGGTCGCGAAGGCGTTTCTTCGCCAGATCAAGACCGAGTTCGAGATAAATGCCGACCTGAAAGCCCTGTTCCCCGACATCCTTTGGGCCAAGCCCCAGCGCGACGCCCCAAAGTGGTCCGAGGACGAGGGAATCACCGTTCGGCGCATCGGCAACCCGAAAGAACAGACCGTCGAAGCCTACGGGCTTCTGGACGGCCAGCCGACCGGCCGACACTTCAAGCTCCGCGTTTACGACGACGTTGTGACGCCCGAGACAGTCACCAGCCCCGAGATGATCGCCAAGGTGACAGACCGCCTCGGGGTTTCCGACAACCTCGGGTCCGAGCATGGCCGGGTGCGCTATATCGGCACGCGCTACCACGCCGCCGACACCTACGACACGCTGATCAAAAGCGGCGAGGTCAAGACGCGCATCTACCCGGCAACGGACGACGGGACCGAAACCGGCAACCCGGTGTTCCTGACGCCCAAGGAGCTGGCGAAGAAGCGCCGCAAGCAAGGCCCGTTCACTTTCGCATGTCAGATGCTTCTGAATCCGACTGCGGACAAGATGCAGGGCTTCCAAGAAGGTTGGTTGCGCTACTGGTCGGGCAACAGCACCGCCGGGCTCAATCTCTACCTGATCTGCGACCCGGCTTCCGGCAGGCAAAAGACCAGCGGCAAGAAGAACACCAACGATTACACGTCAATGTGGGTGGTCGGGGTCGGATCGGACGGAAACCGCTATGTGGTCGATGGCGTGCGCGATCGGCTGAACCTCACGGCTCGCGCCAAGCACTTCATGCGCCTGCATCGCCAGTACCGCCCCGTCAAATGCGGCTACGAGAGCTACGGGCTGCAGGCCGACATCGAGCACATCAAGTACGTCCAGGACGAAGAAAACTACCGCTTCGACATCATCGAGCTTGGCGGTTCGATGCCCAAGATCGAACGCATCAAGCGCCTTGTCCCGATCTTCGAGCAGGGCCGGTTCTATCTGCCGCACACGCTGACCCGCTTCGACGAGCAGAAGAACGCCGTCGATCTGGTTCGCCGGTTCATTGAGGACGAATACCTCTCGTTCCCGGTCTGCGCGCACGACGACATGCTTGATTGCCTCGCTCGTATCACAGACGAAGCGCTCGGCGTGTTTGAGCCCGAGCCCACGTCCGACGCAGCCCGCTGGGCCCGCGAGGACGACGACAGCCGCGACTATTCCGCCGACGACACCGGATCGAGCCTCGATTGGCTCACCGCCTGACCCAAAACCACAGGAGACACAGATGCCCTGCACCCAAGCGTTCCTCGACGCCAACCTCGCCCCGGACGTGGACAAGGCCGCTCAGGCCAAGATCAACGTCCCGATCACCTACGCCGGGAACCCGACCAACAACGTGACGCCCGAGTTCCAGCACCAGTTCTGCCACGACACCAGCAACGGCGACCTGTACTGGGCCTCGACCGCCGCCGCCGCTGGCTGGAAGAAGCTCAACAACTAAGGCTGAGGGGAGCAAGGCGCCATGCCGCTCTACATCACCGAGTACCAAAGCCTCGCGAGGGCCAACAACGGCCCGTTTGTCTCGGCAGGCCAAGAGCCCAACGTGGCCGAGCAGCAGGTGGCGATCAGCGGCTCGTCCACGCAGTCCGCAGCGTTCAACGCCAAGACGGGCTTCGTGATGATCCACACCGACGCGATCTGCGCCCTGGCGTTTGGCGACAACCCAACTGCCGCCAACAACCGGCACCGCATGGCCGCAGGCGAGGTCCGGTTCTACGGCGTTTCGCCCGGCCAAAAAGTCGCCGTCATCACGGCGACGTAAGAGAGGATCGAGCAATGATTCGAGCCGGATCAGGCGGGGCCGCTCCTGCCGAAATCGGGCGCGTCACCATCGATGCCGGCGCCCGCCCTTCGGCGTTCGACATCGCGCAAGAGATCGTCGCCACGTCCGCAGACGGCGGCGTGACCATCGGACAAGCGCTCAAACTCTTGTTGGCCGTCATGGTCGGCAAAGTCTCGGGCGCTGGCACGTCAACGATCACCTTCCGCGATGTCAACGACACCAAGGATCGCGTCGTGGCCGATGTGGACACGAACGGCAACCGAACCAACGTGACCAAAGATGTTTCCTAAGTCCTATTTCGGCGCCTCGTTCTTCGCGCCGCAGTTCTTCCCGCCCGTGACCGACGCGCCGCCGATCGTCACGCCGACCAGAATCCCCACCCTGTTCATGTCGAACATGGGCCGCCTGCTTGGAAGGAGATAGCTGATTGACCTACGGCCCGGTGCCATCCCGACAACTGCCCAAGCAGGACTCGCAAAAGTCCCGCCTCATGGTGGATCGGTGGTATCGCGGCTCGCAGGCCATGGAAGATTGGGCCAAGGGCGCCAAGCAATGCGTCGATTTCTTCGAGGGGCGCCAGTGGTCGGCTGACCAGCTTGCCAAACTCACCAAGGAAAACCGGCCCGCCCTAGTGTTCAACAAGATCGCCCCGCTGGTGCGCCTTGTCGTCGGCTACATGCGCAACAACCGCACGGACATCCGCTACCTTCCGGGTAACGAAGGCGGGGGAACCGAGAACGTCGCCGAGATCCTGTCGCGCGTCGCCAAGCAGATCGGGGAGCAGAACCAACTGCCGTGGATCGATGCCGAGGTTTTCATGGACGGCATTCTCACCGGCCGGGGCTTCTACGATTGCCGCCTCGATTTCGAGCGCAACGATCTGGGCGAGGTCGCAATCTCGGCCGTCGATCCGTTCTCCGTCGTGCTCGACCCCGACGCCAGCAGCTACGACATCAACGACCACGCCTCGGTCACGACGACCAAATGGATCTCGATCGACGAGGTTGAAACCTGCTACGGCCCCGAAGCGGCCAAGCTCATTCGGCCCTTCATCGGGACCAGCGCCGGGGCAACGTGGGGCGGCTTCCCCTATCTCGACCTGTCTGGGCCGGAAATCACGCCCATTCGCACGTTCGGCCAGACCGACGATCCGACCCAAGACACGTTCCGCAATTTCTTCCACTCCGAACTGATCGACCTCTACCGCAAATCCGTGCGGGTGATCGACCAACAGCATCGCGTGACGACGTGGGGACCGTGTTTCATCGACTTGGAGACGGGCGACAAGCACCCCGTTCCGGACGATTGGGATCAGATCAAGATCGACAAGGTGCTCTACCACGCCCAGCGCATCAACAATCCGCTCGTTGTCCAAAACCGCCCCTACAAGCGGGTGCGCTGGACCGTGATGATTGGGGACGTGATGGTGCACGACGATTGGAGCCCTTACGAGAACTACACCATCGACGCCTATTTCCCGTATTTCCGTCGCGGAATCACGCGGGGCATGGTCGCGGACATGATCGACCCGCAGCTTGAAATCAACAAGCGCCGGTCGGCTCAGATCGAAATCGTGTCGCGCTCGTCCAACACCGGCTGGCTTCTTAACCGGGACAGCTTGACCAACGAGCAGGCCGACAATTTCAAGCGCCACTCGTCCAAGCCCGGTTTCATCGGGGAGTACCGCGGCGATCCGACCAAGAAGCCCGAGCGCATCCAACCCAATCCGCCCGCAATGGCGATGGAACGCCTCGAGCAAAAGTCCGAAGAAGATTTGCGCGTGATCACCGGCATCAACGAAAGCGCCCTCGGTGAACTGGATCGGGTGCAGTCGGGCCGCGCGATCGAGGCCCGCCAGCGTCAGGCCGTCATCGCGATCCAAATCTACATGGACAATTTCGCGCGGTCGAAGGAGCTGCTTGGCCGCCGCAAACTCGAACTGATCCAGAAGCATTACACCGAAGAACGCATGTTCCGCATCATGGGCGAGGACGGCCGCCTTTCGACCATCATCATCAACCAGCGCATGATGGACCCGACCGGACAGACGTTGATCGACAAGATCAACGACATCACGGTTGGCAAATACACGGTATCAATCGACGAAACGCCGCTTTCGGCCTCGTTCGCATCGGCGCAGTTCGAGGAAATGCTGGCCCTACTCGAGAAAATGGGTCCGGTCGGTATGGCTGTTGCCCAATCTCGCCCGGATCTAATCGTCGAACTTTCGTCCCTTCCCCGCAAAGAGGAATGGGCCAACGCCATCAAGCAGGCCATGGGCATGCAGCCCGCAGGTGCGCCGGGTGCGCCCCCAGGTGCACCGCCGCCGGGCGGCGGCGGCCAACCCGTCGATCCGTCTGTCGTCGGCGGTCAGAACGTCATCCCGCTTCAACCCGGCGCCCCGCGCGCCGTCACGGCTTAACCACCAACCCAAGAGGCTAAAATGTCCGACGAAACCAACACGACCGAACAGCAGCCCGCCGCCGCAACAGCCGACGCGGCGCTCACGCCCTTGGCAATCACGGAAACAAGCGTCGCAAACGAAATCGCGCGCATCGAGCGCATCATGCGTATCGGGTTCCCGGTCCAAGTCGTGTTTCGCGACGGCCGCACCTTCAACGGCTCCTATGTGCAGGCGGGGATCATCGTCGGCGGGCCGTTCAAAGGCGGCAAGGCGCTCGCGAACATTCGCGTGCTCACCGATGCAGCCCCAGGCGAACATCCCGATCTGCCGCGCTTCTGCAGCATCCCGCATGTTCTCGCCAGCTCCCCCGAAGATGCTGTCATTTGGCGCACGCCCGACGACGACAATCTGGGCGGCTGGCTGGGCAACGAACCAGCGACCAACGGCCCGCAAGCGCACCCGCAGGACGAGTGACGCGACCATGACCACGGTGCGCCACAACCCCGACCTTCTCTTGCTCCCCGCGATACGGCGCCGCCTTCAAGGCGAGGCGGATTTCGAGGACGGCCCCGGCATCTATTGGGCTGTCATGGTGCGCGCCGATGGCATGCCCCGCGTCGAAACCTCGATGGGCATCTCGATCACGCCCGTTCCCGAGCAGGTGATGTTCGCGCACGACATGGTTGAAGGGCTCAATCGCCATCTGCACCACGACGGCGCCTGGATCGTGGCCTACACCCACCCCAACCCGCGCCAGACCGTGCTCGACACGTTCACGCTCTTTGGCCGCTTCACCTTCATCTGGCTCGACGCCGACGCCGATCCGCAGTTCACCGTTGAGTGCTCTCAAAGCCTGTTCCACGAGGTTCTCGAAAAAGGCCCCGATTACTGGATGGCCGAGTGCGAGCGCCATTGGTCCACTTGGGACCGGCAGATGCGCCAAGTGCTCGACCGCAAAATCCGATCGATCGCAACCTTCAAACAAGCCCAGGGTCAAGGAGCGCCGAGCAATGGCCGATATCCCGTCAACTGATCGCCGGGCGCCAAACGCTTGGCTCAGCCCTCAGTTCCTTCTCACGGTCGGCACGCTGGTATTCGGCGGCATCGTGGCTTGGGCCTCGCTCATGGCCGAGGTTCGCGGCCATGAAACCCGGCTGAGCAAGCTCGAGATCGAGAACCGCGACAGCAGTGCGACTGACCTACAGATTTTACAGCGCCTCGCCACGATCGAAACCCGCATCGGGTATCTCGTCGATGCCGAAGGACGCCGCCAGCAGCGCGAAGATCGCATGCCGCGCCAGCCGTAAACCCATCCGGGCCGCCGCCGGTTATCTCGGGCGCTGGGTTGCTGAACCCCTCAAAACCAGCACGACGACCAAACCAAAGGTGCCGCCGACCTATGACGGGCGCGACCGCCTCTTGAGCGAAATCCAAGGAGACTCGCTGTGACAACGCAAGACACTGGTGCCCAGATTCCGCCCGACGCAACCCAGACGACGACTGCGGGTAACGACCCCGCCGCAGCCGCACCGCCTGCCAGCGCCGAGCAAAGCCAGCCCGCCCTTCCAGCAACCATAGAAATCGACGGCCTCGTGGTCCCGACCGACCTTTCTTCGGTTGAAGATCTCGATCTGCGCGAACTCTATGAACTGAAACTGGACGCGCACAAGCAGGCCCAGGAAAAAGGGAACACGGCCACACCGCCCGCCCAACCCGAAGCGCCCGCCCCGACGACCGGCAAGGAAACACCGCCGGCCGCTCCGACCGCCCCCCAGCGGCCGAACGGCCAGCCGATGATTCCGAAACCCCGTCTCGACGAAGCGCTCAAGGCCAAAGCCGACGCCGAAGCAGCGGCGGCTTATTGGAAGGGTGTTGCAGACGGACGCCAACCGGCAGGCAAACCGCCCGCCGATGCCCCGTCATCGACGCAGACCCAAGCCCCAACGGATCTCGCCGCCATCAACGCCCAGCGGGTTCAACTCGCCAAGGACTTTGACGACGGCAAGCTCACCGCAGCGGATTGGGAGCAGAAGCGCCAAGCCCTCGACGACCAAGCGCAGGAATTGCGGGAAGCCGCACTACTCGCCAAACTCCCGAAGGCTTCCAGCGAAAACGACCTTGTGCTCGAGGAACGCACCGCCCAGATCGCGGCGCAGCATCCCTATTCGGAATTGGTGTTCCCGGTCCAACCGGACAACAACCCGATCATGGACGCCCGCCGCGCAACCCTGGCGGCCGAAGCCAACGCCAATGTCGTTGCGGCCAATCCCGGCATTCAGCCCGGAGCCCGCGCCGATCTTCTGTACCGCGCCGAACTGGCCCGACTCACCGATGTCTATGGCCCCATCTGGTTTCCGAACCAGCCCAAGCCCGCGCCAGCGACTCAAACCTCTGCTACGCCTCAGCCCGCCATCTCCAAGACGGCCCAAAACCGTCTCGAAAAGCTGGTGCTGGCAGGCCAGCAGCCGCCCAACCTCGCCGCAGCCGGGAAATCCGGGCAGGGCGAAGGTGGGCTCAGCGAAGCCGCGATCGCACGCATGAGCGACGACGAAATCGCCGCTCTGCCGCCGCAGCTTCGCGCCAAACTTACCGGGGTCGCACCCTAGCGACCGTCACCACCCCCCTGCTTTGCAGGGCGACGGTCGCCAGCATGGAGAAATCCAATGGCAGCGACCGACTTTGGCGCCCTCACGGACGCCGTGAAACGTACCTGGGCCGTTGAAATCTGGATGGCCTACCGCGACAACTCGTTTTGGTTCTCGAACGGGTTTATCGGTGCCAGCCAGAAGGACACCAACAAGCCCGTCTATCGCGTCACCGAACTCACCGAGACGGAACGCGGCCTCGAGTGCGTCATGCAGCTCGTCCTCGACCTCGAAGGCGACGGCGTGACCGGCGACAACTTGCTCGAAGGCAACGAAGAAGCCCTCGTCAACGACTCGCAGATCATCAAGATCGACCAGCTTCGCGCAGGCGTGAAGAACAAGGGCGAGATGGCCGAACAGGCGACCGTCATCCGGTTCCGCTCGGAAGCCAAGGACAAGCTCGGCTTCTGGCTCCCGGACAAGCTCGACGAACTGATGTTCCTCACGGCATCGGGTCGCGCCTACTCGCTCAAGACCAACGGGGCCACGCGCACCAACTCGCAGCTCAACACGCTGCGCTTTGCGGGCGACGTGACCGCGCCTTCGACCAACCGCAGCCGCTTCGCCGGCTCGGCCACGTCGGAAGGCACGCTCACGGCGGCCGACAAGATGTCGTGGTCGCTCTTGGTCAACTGCCGCCAGTACGCGGTGTCCAACGGCGTGAAGCCGATCCGCGATCGCGGCAAGGATTACTACGCCGTCGTGATGTCGCCCGCCCAGCGTCGCGACCTCGTGCTCGATCCGGTCTATCAGACCATCGTTTCGCGCGCAGCGGAGAAGGGTTCCTCGAACCCGCTGTTCAACAACGCGATGGCGACGGTCGATGGCCTGATGATCTACGAACACCGCAAGGTGTTCAACACGACGGGCCTTGCCTCGGCTTCCAAGTGGGGCTCGGGCGGCACGGTCGAAGGCGGGCAGGCGATCATGATGGGTTCGCAGGGCCTCGGCTTTGCGACCATCGGCAACGCCTTCTGGCGTGAAGCCGACAACACGGACTACGGCAACCGTCCGGGCATCGGCTACGGCCGCAGGTTCGGCCTCTTGAAGCCCCGATTCAAGAGCCCGTCGAACGGCGGCACGCGCGAGGACTTCGGCATCGTTTCGGTGCGCACCGCCGCGTCGACAACGTAAGGCCAACCCGCAGGGGAAGGGGCCGCAAGCCCTTTCCCCTACGGACCCAGAACCAAACCCTCAAGAAGCAAAGGAGGCAGGCACAATGGCCCGCCATTTCGATATCCAGCTCGCCGATTTGACCGGCGAAATCGTCGCCCTTGCGGGCGGATCGGTCACGATCTGCACCGTCAACACCGCGCGTCAGGCCCAGGTTTCGACCACGGCCACCGGCTCGCTTGCCATCACCAACAACCCGGTCGCACTCAATCGCGGTCGGATCGACTTCTACACGTCGGACGACGTGGATACGGTCGATCTCTACATCATGACGCCCACCGGACAGTTCGTTGTCCGCAAAGGCGTCAAGGCGTCGGGTCCGAACGAACTGATCTACAACACGTCCGACCGCTACACGGTCGCCGTCGTGCCGTTCGCGTTCACGGACTCCGCTGCAACGGTCGAACAGGACACCGGCATCGATCTGCCGACCGGCGCCATGGTCCTGCCGAATATCTCGATCGTCGTCACCGAGGTCGATGCGACCGAAACCATCGACATTGGCATGCTGTCGTCGGAATCGGGCGGCGACGCGGACGGCTTCGCTGTCACCCTGTCGGTTGCCACGCTTGGCACCGTCAAGGCGACGCTGGCGAACGGTGCAACGACGCTCGGCGCTCTGTTGTGGGTGCAGGACAGCGCCAACGCAGGCGACGAAGCGCCCGAGGCCCGCGTCATCACGGCGGCCAACCGCTCGATTTCTTACACGTCGTCGGCGGGCTCGGACACGTTCGCGGGGTTCGCGCAGATCCCCTACATCGTGCCGCACGTCTAAACCCTGGCGGCCGGCAGTCCCCCGCCAGCCGCAAAACTGGCCCCGCGTCCCTCAACAGGCGCGGGGCCTTTTTCTTTCCCGAAAGGACAAGGCTCAAATGTCGTCGGAACCCGAAACCCTCTTGGTGCTCGACACCACCGCAACCGCCGCCTATCCCACGCGCACCCACGAGCACATCGTCGATGGTCTGCCGCAACAGGTGACGTTCAAGGTCGGGGAAAAGCTCGCCCTTCCCGTTGCGCTCGCGCTCAAGTTCCTCAAAGACCCGGCCTTCATCGTGACCGATCCCGCGACCGGGATGCGCTACGACCCGACGCCCAAAGAGCCCCAGGGCAATTCGCTCGAGCTTGCGCCGAACGAAATCATCGCGCGCATCGACGAGCTTTCGACCGACGCCCTCGTGATCCGCGCCAAGCAGATCGACGGCGGCGAAAACTTCAAGAAGCAGGACGGGCGCGAAAAGCTCATTGCCTTCCTCGCCGACAAGACCAAGGCCAACCGCGTGCGCGAGGCCGCGCGCTCTGTTCCCACGCCTGTTCCCGGTTCTGGCGTGATCGAGATGAGCGACGAAGAACTGGCGGGCATGTTCCAGGATGCCTAAACGGCATTCGGTACACGGCATCTGCGAATTGGCGCTTCAGCAGATCGGGGCGATTCCGATCACCGAAAGCGCCGCGCAGGGGCCGGAACTCGACCAAGCAATCCAATGGCTCGATCTTCTCGTCGCCCACCATGTTGCCGTCAACCGCGTGCTGCATCTGGTGCCCTCGACCATCGAAATCCCGATCGCCGCCGACACCAAGGACTACGAAATCACGAACACGGCGGCAGCGGACGAGCCCAACAACGGCATTCAGTTTCCGATCCAGGCTTCGCTCCGTGATCCCTCTGGAAACGATACGCCGATCGACATCGTGAGCCGGTCGCAATACGAGGAAATCGCGGACAAGAACACTTCGGGCATTCCCGACCGCATCTACATCAACCGCCTCGATCAGCCGAAAATGTCGGTCTATCCGGTGCTCGGCACAGGGGCCACTGGCTATTCGATCCAGCTTGTCGTGCAGGCGTTCTCGAAGGACCTGACAATTTCGCGCGGCGCCCAAGTCGCCCACGAAATGCGGACGGCTTGGCAATTGTGGATGGTCCTCGCCCTCGCGATCCGGCTTGGCTCCGGTCCCGTTCGCAAATTGCCCAAATCGGAAATCGACGACCTCAAAATCGAGGCAACCGAAATGCTCAAGGATCTTCTGTTGAACGAGAACCGCGAGCACACCGGCTATCCGAACACCGTCGATTTCAGGGAGTTCTAGGCCCATGGCGCGTTTCAACCCGACCTGCTTCGACACCGCCAACCCGCTCTACGCAGGTGCGACCGTCACGATCTACACGGTCAACGGATCGGGGCAGGCCACGACCACCCTCGCCACGATCTACGACGCCACGACGGGAACAGGAACGCTCGCCAACCCCCAAACGCTGAACAGCGAAGGCCGGTTCGCAGCGCCGATCTATCTGGCCGAGCCCGTCATCATGGCCGTGAGCGGCACTGTTGCCGCGCATTCGACGGGCATCCAAGCGCCGTCTTTCCGCAATCGCGGCACATGGGCAACGGCAACCATCTATGCCGAGGGCGACATCGTTCGGGACGGGGCGGCCGGCGCAAATACCAACAACACCTACATCTGCGAGGTTCGCCATACGTCGGGGACTTGGTCAACGGATCTGACGGCGGTGCGCTGGTCCCTGTTTGCTGATCTTTCGACCCAGACTGCAGCCGCCGCAGCATCGGCATCGGCCGCTGCAACCAGTGCATCTGACGCTGCAGATAGCGCGGCAATCGCTGTTGCCGCCGCTGGCTCCATTACGTTTCCGATTCCTGTTTCCAACGGCGGCACGGGCGCTACAGACGCGGCGGGTGCGCGCACAAACCTTGGCCTCGCTGCGCTCGCGACAAAAGCAATTGTCGGAGCACGAGATGAAAGCGACGACCCGTGGGCGAGCGTGGCATCGGCCGCGACCGTCGATCTCGGTGCGGTAAACTCGCGCAACGCGCTCATCACGGGAACGACGGGCATCACGTCGTTTGGCAATACCGGCGGCGAGGGCCGCACAATCCGCGTGCGTTTTGCTGCGGCGCTGATCATGACAAACAGCGCAACGCTTATCTGCCCAGGCGGTGCAAACATTACGACGGCGGCGGGCGATACGGCGATGCTGGTCAAAGAGGCCGCTGCTTCGACGTGGCGCATCGTCGAATACCAGCGGGCCAACGGGCAGGCGGTAGCAGCTTCGAGCGCGGGGCTCGATTTCATTTCCACTCAATCGGCGTCGAACGTCGCAACAGTCGATTTTACAAGCGGGATCAGCAGCACTTACGACGAATACGAGATCCATTTTGACGCGGTCGTGCCCGCCACCAACAGCGTCGAGCTTTTCGCGCGCGTGACGACGAACGCCGGTTCTACCTGGGAAGCCACCACGTACAGGGGCACGCTCTCTCGCTCTGTCGGCACCGCCGCCATGTCTATCGACACCACGTCGCGCACCGACGGCATCCCACTAAGCTCTGTCTCAAACACCCTGAAAAACACCGCGACCGACGGTGGGATTTCCGGTGTTCTGCGGTTTTGGCCGAACAACGCCGCAGGCAAAAAGAACTTTTTGATCGACGCCACATATTGGAACGCCAGCGACAACGGGATCACCCGCGTCTTCGGCGGCGCGCAGTGGAACGGAGCCAACACTGTGCTCAACGGCGTTCGTTTCCAGATGAACAGCGGCAATATTTCGACCGGAAACTTCCGGCTTTACGGCGTGCGGAGGATTTAAGAAATGGAGAAGCTTTACAAAATGGTCGATGGCGCGCTGGTCGAAATGTCGGAAGCGGAGGCGGTCGCGATCCGCGCCGAATGGGAGGCCAACGCCAATACGCCTGCACCGCCCGCGCCGACAAAGGAGCAACTGCTTGCCGAGATTGCGGCGCTTGCCGCGAAGATCGAGGCCATGCCATGATCGAGCGGAGCTTCAACGCTCTTGGGTGCGATTTTGTGCGCTACGAGTTTGCCGCCGGCGAAGGGTTGCCGCGCCACAACCACGACCAAGACCATCTGATGATCGTGCTGGCGGGTCGCGTGCGTGTGACGACCCATGACGGCGACGATCTCGAGTATGGCCCCGGCGACAATGCCGTGATTTTTCGCGCGCCGAGGTTCCACGCCATCGAAGCTCTTGAACCCTCGTCAATCCTCAACGTGTTTGAAAAGGCAGTCTAATGCCCACTCATAACGTCTCCGAGTTTGAGCTTTGGCAACCCGGCTATGCCGGCGCCGTCGTTACGGTCTATATCGCCGGAACCTCGACGCCTGCCTCGCTGTTCACCGACGAAGCGCTTTCGGTTTCGGCGGCCAACCCGCAGACCTTGGCGAGCCTCACCGATGGCGACGGGCGCACCTACGGCAAGTTCACGGCCCCGCTCTACACGTCGTCGCCCTACTATCTGAACATCAACACCGCCGAGCAGACCGGGATTCAGCGGCCAGCGCTCACCACGTTGACCGGCGAGAACGCTTCTGGCGCCCTCGTCACGCCGACCGGGGGGAGTGTGGCGTCCTCGCTGGCGACGATCCTCTCGCGCGTCGTGTACGCTGCGGACTACGGCGCCTTGGGCTCGACGGCATCGACCAACACCACGACCATTGCCGCCGCGATCGGCGCCGCCGCCGCCCGAAACGGCGTCGAAGTGATTCTCCCCAATGGCACGTTCCCCATCACGACGCTCAGCCTGTCGTCGGGTGTCGTGCTGCGCGGGCAGGGCCGGGGCTCGACCATCCTGCAATCCTCGACCGGCGCCGAGGTTGTGACCGTGACCGGGGACAGGGCGGGCCTGCGCGACCTGACCTTGGACGGCGTTTCCAAGGTCGCAAGCTCGGTCGGGCTGTTCGGCAAGAACCGCGCTGAAATCGTCCTCGAGCGCGTCGAAATCAAACGCTTTGCGACGGGCATCCATTTCAAGGGGCTCACCCGCGCCGAGTGGATCGACCTCTATGTTTCGGACTGCGACACCGGCCTCAAGGCGCACGGCGACTTGAACACGGGCGGCGGATCGGACGGCGGCGACTATCGCCACAATGCCTGGCTGGGCGGCCGGGTCCAGCAATGCTCGACCACTGGCATCGAGTTCTCCTACGAGGACCGGATCTGCATTGCCAACCGGATCGAGGATGTCGGGTTCACCGACAACACCGGGACCGCAATCATCGTCAACGGGGCTCGGTTTACCAGCCTCACCGGCTGCTGGTGGTCTGGCAACACCGGCAACCTTCTGGTCCGCGACGACACCGACGCGACGGACATTGCCCGGCTTTCCAACACCGTCATTGGCCTCGTGATCGACCAGGGCCAGATGTCCGGGGGAACGGCCATCTTCCGCGACACCGCCCAGGACGTGTTGCTCCAACAAATCGACATTCGGGACGTGGATTTCACGCTCCAAACCCCGATCACGAACCGCATTGCCTTCTACGACTGCACCGAGGACAGCCTTGTCACGGTCGCGGGCGAGGGCATCAAACTGGTGCGCTGGAACCGCATCAACACCGGGGCTTCGACCGGCGTGACCAGCGACGCCACGGCCACGAAGGCTTGGGCGATGGCCCTGCAGCCCGGCCAGATCGTGTGCTTATGGGTTTCCGCGATCGGCCGCCGGATCAACGCGGCGCAGTTCTTCACCCAGCAGGCCGTGATCCAGGCCCAGCGTCCCGGCGCTTCCCTGGCCTACGATACGCAGACCGCCAATTTCACGGCAGGGCGCACCATCACCGGGGCCACGTCCGGGGCGACGGCTGTTATCCAAGCCGACAGCGACAGCGGTGCGACGGGCACGCTCACCCTTATCGATATCGTCGGCACCTTCCTCGACAACGAAATCATCACCGATGGGGCCGGGGGCTCGGCCACGGTCAACGGCACGATCACGCTCAACAATGTCGGCTCGCCCACCTTGACCAACGTGGCAACGCTCAACGCCAGCAGCTTTGGCGGGCTCACCGCAGCAGCAAACGGCGGCGAAATCGAGATCCGCGTCACCGGCTGATGTCGGATTGGATCGACGTTCCACTCGATGCCAAGATGTTTCAGAACGTGGACGAGACGGCGCTTACCCGCGCCCACGCCACGCTCGAGAACGGGTTTGTCACGGAAGCAGCGGGCTTCTCGCGCTGGCCCGGCCTCGTCGATTTCTGCGCCCTGCCTTCGCAGGGCCGCATCTACCTGACCTTCTGGGGCGACGACATGATCGCCCAGACCCAAGCGGGGCGGCTCTACCGGATCAACCGGGCCGGAACCGCGCAGGACATGACGGACGTGGTTCTTGGTGGTGGTTTGCGGCCGACCTTCGCGCAGACCGACGACTATCTCGCCATGGCGGCCGGCAGTCAGATTTTGGGCTTCGACGGCAAAAAGACGTTCGTGCTTTCCAACGATGCGCCCGAGGCAACCCATGTTGGGTTCCTCGACGGGTTTCTTCTGGCGAACGAAAAGGACAGCGGGCGGTTCAGCTATTCGACGGCGGGCGACGTGCGGATCTGGGATGCGCTCGACACGATCGCGGCGGCGGGTTCGTCCGACCCCGTGACCGCGCTCTTTGTTACGCCGTTCCGCGAAATTCTGGTCTGCGGTCCTCAGTCGGTCGAACAGTACGAGCGGCTTTCCTCGGGCGATGTCCCGTTCTTCCGGCGCTGGTCCGTGGCCGAGGGCATCGCGCACCCCTACACGCTGGCCTTTGGCGACAACGCGGCGTGGGGCGTGAACCAGAACGCGGAGTTTGTGCGCTTCTCGGGCCAGATCAGCCAATCGGTTTCCGACGATCTGGGGCGCACCCTGTCGGGCATCGACAATTGGGACGAAGCCTGGGCCCAAGAGATCCAAATCAAGGGCCAAAAGTTCATCCTGTTGGCCGCACCCAACGCGACCAACGTGTACGGCTCGACGGGAATCACCCTCCTGTTCGACTATCGGCAACAGCGCTGGACCTCGCTTTGGTCCTGGGACACCGACGAGGGCAAGCCCAAGCGCTACCCGGTCTGGTCCTTCACGCGCATGTGGAACCAGAACTTTGTCGGGGCCGAGAACGCAATCTATCGCGTCGATACCGGCACGCACTACATCGCAGGCGGAACTGCCCGGATGCTGCTTCGCACGGCTCACCTCGCCGAGCTGGGCGAAACCCGGATCGACAATCTGCGGCTTCGCGTGAAGCGCGGGGTCGGATCGTACACCGCAAGCCAGATGATCGGAGTCCGGGCAAACCGCGACAATCGCGGCTTCGGAAACTTTGTGCGCAAGTCCCTCGGGCTCGCCGGCCAGCGCGAAATGTTCATCGAGTTCGGCGGGTTCGGCTGCGCCTCGACATGGCAATTCGAGGTCGAAGTGACCGACAATTGCGAAGTCGAAATCGTCAAGATGCAGACCCAGCTTACCCCGCTCGGGCGCCGGGGCTGATATGGCAGGAACAGCGAACGTCCCGCCGCCGCCGCCGCGATCGACGGGGAACGCGCAGACGGATGCCGCCGCACTGGCTCAGTGGGCCAACGATTTCTACACGGCCGCCGTGCGCGGCGGCTACTTTCTGAACGTCCAAGAGCAGAGCCAAGGTGGTTCATTCGATCCGGGCTCGCTCCCCGATCCCGCAAGCACCACGATCGCCCAGGCACAGACGACGGCAAACGAAGCCTATGCCAAAGCTGTGGCAGCGGGCGACGACGCCAACCGCATCGACAATTGGTACAGCGGCACGGCGACCGTCAGCGGCGCCTCGGCCTCGGTCGCCGTCACGTTCCCCGCCGACAAGCAGCAGCCCGACACGACCTACAAAGTGTTCTTGAGCGCGGTGTCGTCCACAGGAACACCGGGCATCGGTGCCTTCGTGCCCGTCTCCATTACTTTGCTCGCAACAACCGGCTTCACGCTCACCGTCCAGGCCGCTCCCGGCTTGGGCAACAGCGTCACCTTCAACGTGCTCATTATGAGGACAATCTGATGGCCGAATCCGTATTCCAGTCGATCCGAGGCGCACAGTTCCGGGGCTCGCGTTTCCCCGGCTTCCGCTCGACCGGCCAGCAGGCCGATAGCGGCGTCGATCCCGCGACCGCAGCGCTGGCATCCGAGAACGCGCAGTCTTGGACCGGCCCGCGTCCCGGCACCGCGCTCAACGCGCAGAGCTTTGGTGGGTCGGATTTTTCGGCATCGACCGCACCGGCAGGGGCGCCCGCACCCAATGGCGGGGGGCAATTGGCTGATGCCGTAAGCCGTGGCATCGATGCGATCACGCCAAACGTTTCCACGACAGGCGGAATCATCTCCACTGTCGGTCGTGGTGTTGGCGCTTTGGTCGGCGGGCTTCCCGGCCTTGCGCTTGGCGGCGCAGCGCGGGCAGGCGGCGCATTGATCGACGCCAATGAATACGATCGACAGCTTTCGGAGCGCGGCTTGCCTGGGATTGACCGGAGCGCTGCTGTTTTGGATTCAGTCAACATTTTCACCGGCAGGAACAGCCCGAACAGCGGCGCCAATCAGTTTGCCGACCGTATCGCTGCGGAAAGCCGCACGCTCGCAAACAGCCCTGTCGAAGCGGAAAACATGGCCGCTTACCAAGACAGCACCAATGCCAATCCGTCTGACGGGCCGCAGTCTTGGACGGGCGACAACGTATCGCCGGGGCAGGCGGTGCAGTCGCAATCGACAACGGGTGTCGGCAATCCCGAGGACACCGGCACAGCATTTGGTGGAACTGCAGCGCCGTCCGAAGATGGCGGCTACGGCAACGACTACAGTGGCCCGAGCGAAGGTGGGGGCGCAAGCACAGGCGGCGGAACGGATGGCGGCGCTACCGGCGGCGCGACAGACGGAAGCAATGACAGCGGCGGCTCGGGCTTTGCCAAAGGCGGCCACGTCACGGCAGATCGCCTAAAGGGTCCAAATCCGCCCGGTCCCGATGATGGCTATGCGGCGCTCGACGTGGGCGAAACCGTCATTACCGCAGAAGCAACCCGTCGCTACGGCAAGGACGTGATGATGGCGCTCAATAAAGGCTTGGTCAGCCCCGAGGCCGTGCGCCGCTTGCTCGGGTAATCACGGGGGGCAAACTGATCCGTCTGGATCGTCGGCGGCAAGGAACGCCGCGAGGCACGCGCCGTAGGTTTTGACGAAAGCGGCATCGTCCATAGCGTAGTGCCCGGTCACACCGGGCGGAACTCTCACCATGGCGTTGCGGCGGCCATCCAATCTAGCGCGAGAAATTGCGACAGCTTCGTTGTGCCAGCGTCCAAGCAATTCGTCGTCGCGAAAATGGAACACGGCAGCGCGTCTGTCAGTCCGAATGCCATCTACGATTTCTCGGTGTGCCCAGAGATTAAGCTGGGGAGACTCAACGGCGTTGATGCCGCCAACAGCAATTGCAATCGCGCCGTCTGATTGGATCGACCTCTCGCGCGAGACAGAAATGAGCGCTGCGACGCCGCCGGCCGATTGCCCAACGACATAGACGCGCTTGTAGTTCTGGCGCCGCATGTCGGAGATTGCCCGTTCTGTCGCCGCAAATAGGCGCCCAGCCGGAGATTGGTCACTAGGCGCAAGGTCAAGACGGTAAACGTCGAAGCCGCCGCGCACAAACCATTGCAGGATGTCTGGCGTCGGATCGTCGTACTGATGGGTCCGATTGCGAAAGTCGATCCCGTTGATGAAGATCACCGCCCCCTTGGCGACCTGCGGCCCTTTTGGTCTGGCGACGTAATTGACCGACGTAGGCCGAGGATCGTCGGTTCTCGTGGTCACGAGATTGTCGGTCTGGCACGCGCCCAGCAGCAGGGCGGCGACGAGGACGAAAGCGATTTTCATCGGTCTGTCTCCGAAAGGGGCTTGATGGTCTGGCCGTCGAACATGGCGACCTTGAGGAACGGGCCGGACTGCATCACAAGAGCGTCGGCAAGCTGTTTGGCTTCTGCGGCTTTTAAGCGCAGGGCTTCGATCAGTTGGAACAGGCGCTTGGGCGGCAGTTCGCGGGTGCCCGCATAGTAGTGCCGCGACAGACGATCGTTGAGGCTCCACACGCGGGCCATTTCAGATGGCCCGCCTAAGAGTTCCATCGCGGCGCGAATGTCGGCGTGTCGGACTGTCATTCGAGTTGCTTCCAAACCGTGTCGATCCCGTCGTCGATGGTATCCAGTGTGATGTGGCGCCCGGCCGCGTGCGCCTTGCGGGCCAGCGTGTCGCGCGCGGCGAGCAACGCCAGCATGGCATTGCCGAGTTCTTGGGTGGTCTGCTGCCGAACGGCAAGCATCATGTCGTGGGGCATGGGCAATGGCTCCTTGGAACCAAGTTCAGCCGGGTCGCAATTGACCCTGCTATGACCCTGATAATAGGGACATGGCGCGCGAGTGTCAATGCTCACGCGCATTTCGATTTTCGTACCACGATGTTACGCTACCCCAACCCCGGAGCACCGCCATGTATGCCGAACCAGCCGAACCCATGGAAGGCAACCTCACAGCCGACGAAGTGCAGGAGCTGCAAAGCCTTCTGACGCCCCGGCTGATGGACCTTCTGACCAAGGTGCTTCCCGAATCGGCTGGCGTGCTGGCCGAGTACGGCGGGGCCGGGGAAGATCCGTTCGACGATCCGGGGCAAGCCGCGATGAACGGCGAGCAGGCGCCCATGGACCCCGCCGCCAAACTCGAAGCGATGCGCGCCGCCGCCGCACCGCCGATGCCCATGCCCGGCGCACCCATGCCGCCCGCACCCATGGGCCCGCCCGGCGCCGTCCCGATGGCCCAGACGGGCTTGAGCCGCATGAAGATGGGGGCGCGATAATGGGCTGGTTTTCCGACTTTTTCGACACCGGGGATTGGGTCGGGGCGGCAATCGGCGGCGTGGCGTCGGTTGCTGGCGCCGTCATTTCCTCGAACGCCAACCAGCAGGCGGCCGAAAAAGCCTCGGCCGGTGCGCAGGCCCAGGCCGATGCGATCAAGCAGGGGAACGCGCTTGCGCAGCAGCGGTTCGAGACGGTGCAATCCCAGACCGCCCCGGCGCTTCAATACCAGCAAGAAGTCATTGCCGGTGCCAACGGGCTGACGCCGCAGCAACAGGCGGCCTTGGAAGATACGCGCCGCCAGACCAACAACGCGCTCGCCGTCTCAGGATTGCGGGGATCGGGCCGGGCCGCCGTCGCCGCCGTGCGCAAGACCGAGGCGGATTTCACCAACAACGCGCTCGACCAGAACAAGCGCCGCGCCGATCAAGCGGCTTCGAGCCTGTCGGGCCAGTATTTCAACGCCGGGAACCAAGCCGCCAACACCGACATTCGCTCGGGGCAGGCGCAGGGGCAGGCCAATTTCCAGACCGGCATGATCGGCGCCGACTACAGCATTGCCGATGGCACCCAGCGCGGCCGGGCGATCGGCGACATCGCCTCGATCATCAACGACACGGCCAAGGAAGGGCGGCGCTCGAACTACGGCGCCAGCGCCCGTCCTTCGGAATCCGTGAACCGCGAACCCGAAACAATGGCGGGCTGAACCATGGCAAGCGGACTGCAATTCATCACCTTCAATCCCGCGTCGGCCGCCTACAACGAGGGGCAGGACCGCACCGAACGCCGCCGCGCGCAGGATCTGCAGATGCGCCGGGGCGAGTTCGATCTGTCGGAAGCCCAGCGCCAATCCGCCGAAAACCAGGGCGTCGATGCGGCGATCCGCGAAGGTCTGACGCCGCCCGCCGCACCCCGTCCGCAAGCCCCAGCACCGGGCCCGGTCGATCAGGTCCGGGGCCAGGGGGAAGGCCGGATCGAAAGCGCACCCCTGCCGCCGACGCAAGGCCAGCCCGCCGCAGCCCCGCAGGCCGCCGCCGCGCCCCAACAGCGTGTAGGGACTCAGGTCGCCAACCGCCTTGCCCAGACGCCGGGCGGCGGGCGCGCAGCCCTCGCTTTGCGCCAGGGCGACGAGCGCCAGCGCGACGAGGCCGAAACCCGCGCTTTCCACTATTTGTCGAACCCCGCGACCGCCCATCTGGGGCTCGAGCTTGCCAACAAGATCGGCATGCCCGTTCCCCCGCAGTTGGCAAATAACACGGCGTTCTGGCAGGGCACGGCCATCGCCAAGCAGCTCTATCCCGACGATCCGGCGGCGGGCCAAAAGTTCGTGTCGGCCTTCGTCCAGGGCGGGGGCGGCGACGTTCAAGCCTCGACACAAGCCGGTGTGCAGGCGGCCGGCGTGCCGCCCAAGCGTCGGCGCTACGGCACGGTGCAGGGCGACGACGGGATCGTGTTCTACGACCTCGAAAACCCCCAGCACCAGATTGCGGGCCCGCAGCGCACGCAGGGCCAGTATGTGACCGGCAACGACGGCAATATGCTGTTTTTGCGGCAGGGCCGCACGCAGGCCGAACCCGTCACGGGCGTCGATGGTCAGCCGCTTGCCGCCCAGCGCTTTGGCGCCGCGCGCGGCGCGCAGGCGAGCGTGTTCCAGCAGAAGCAGCAGGCGTGGCTCGCCGCCAACCCGGGCGACGTGCAGGGTGCTTTGGCCTACGCCTCGGGCACCAAGCAAGTCGATCCGGCCACGGAACTGCGCATCGCCTCGGGCATTGCCAAGGTGGAATTGGGGAACGCGCCCGATCCGCTTCTTTCAACCCCGGCGCAGCGCGAAGCCTACCAGCGCTCCTTGCAGGCCCGCGCGCAAGAAATCGTCCAGGGCTGGCGCCAGCAGCAGCCGGGCGGGCAGGCGCCGCAACCCGGCGCCGCTCGACCGCCGCAGGCCGCACCGCAGCCCGGCGCACCGCCGCCGATGGCGGCCCCGGCCATGCCCGCCGTGGGCGGCACGCGCGAAAGCCCCGCCATGCCGCAGACCGAGGACGAGTTCAACGCGCTCCCCTCGGGCTCCGTCTATGTCGATCCCGACGACGGCATCCTCTACGTCAAACCGTAAGGCTCAGACCGTATGGCTCGTTTCCAAGGTATCCCTCTCGACCAAGCCCCGATCGAGCAGGCCCCGTCGATGGCCGCCCCGCGCGCACCGCGATTCCGGGGGACGCCCCTTGAAGGGCCCAAGCCTGTCGCCGCTCCCGCGCCCGTGGCAGCACTTGCCCCGCCGCCGATCGCCGAGGCGCCCGCACCCTCCGAAATGCCCGACATCAACCCGCCCACCATGCCGCAGGCTGCACCCCAGCCCGCAGCGGGCGGCCTTGGCGCGCAGATTATGCGGTTCGGCAAGGATGCCGGCGCCTCTGTCGTGGCTGGCACGGGATCCATCATGCAGTTCCCCGGTCAGGTCTATGGGCTGGCAACCGGCGATTTCGATACGATGTCCACCCGGGGCGGCGAGGCCGTTCGGCAATTCGGCCAATCCCTCAAATCGCCCGAGCTGCAAGAGAAGGAACGCCAAGCCCAGGCCGTCATTGCCGAGGCCGAGAAAGACGGCTTCGGGGCCGAGGTCGGCGCGGTCCTCAAAACCTACCTCAGCGATCCGGTCCTGCTTGCCAATTTCACGGTCGAACAATTGCCGTCGCTTCTGGCGACGATGGGCTTCGGCAAACTCGCGCAATGGGGCACCCAGGTTGCGGCCAAGGTCGCGCAGCGCGGTGCTGTATCGGCGGCCACACTGTCCCGCGCCGGGCAGGCCGGGGCCATCACGGGCGGTGCCGCGATGCAGGGCGCATCCGTGGGCGACGAAACCCGCGATGCAATTCTGCGGCTTCCCGACGCCACTTTTGCGGCCTCGCCCGCGTTCCAGGCCCTTGTCGCGTCCGGTATCGACCCGCAGGCGGCCAAGGAACAGCTTGCGCTCGAGGGTGCTCGCCTTGCCGGTGCGGCAGGGGCCGGTATCTCCGGGGCCACGGCGACGTTATTGCCGGGCGTGGAGCGCATGGGGTTCGGCCAAGCGAGCACGCAAGGCATCATCCGGCGCGTCCTGACGGGCGGTGCGGCCGAAGGCTTCCAAGAAGGTCTGGAAGAAGGCGGCGGCCGGTTTGCCCAGAACGTCGCTGTCCAACAGATCGATCCCGACCAATCGCTCTTGCAGGGTGTGGGTGCACAGGGCACCATGGGCGCCTTGCCGGGTGCCGTCACGGGCGCTGGCGTCGCGGCCCTTTCCGGCCGTGAGGATGCGCCTATTACCCCCTCAATCGCGGTCAATGGCGGCCCGCCGGTGCGGGTTGAGCCCACGTTCGACGCTCCCACCCAGCCCCCGCCCCCGCCCAACCCGCGCGCAGGTGCCCGCTTCGGGACCGGCGATACCGTCCTGCAGCCCGCCCCCCTCTCGACGCCGCGCTCGCGCAGCGACCTTGCCGCCGACTTGGCCGACCCGCGCCCGATCGCGGAAATCGACGCCGAGCGCCAGCAGCGGGCCCGTGAGCAGCAAGTTCAACTCGCCAGCCAGTACGGCTATCCCGCGATCGGGAGTGCCTTCACGTTCACCTTGCCCGATGGCGAAACCGTCCAGGGCGTCATGGAAGGCGTGCAGCAGACCAGCACCGAAGGGCTGGCGCGCATCCGGGGCGCCGATGGTCAGATGTACGTCCTCGGGGCCGACGAGTTTACAGTCACCGAAGGAACCGGCGACAAAGCGGACCCCGTGGTTGTCAAAACCGCCGAGGACGTTGACATCGCGGCCCAGCAGGTTGAGGCCCCGACCCCTGCCCAGGCCAAGGCCGGAAACTACAAGCACGCCCATCTTGAATGGGAAGGCTTCGACATCGCCATCGAAACCCCGCAGGGCGGAACGCGCAGCGGCGTGGGCAAGGACGGCAAGCCGTGGTCCGTCACCATGCCCCACCATTACGGACGCCTCAAAGGCACGATCGGCGCAGACGGGGATCAGCTCGACATCACGATCGGCCCCAACCCCGAGCAAAACGGCGTTGTGTGGGTGATCGACCAGATCGACCCCGATACCGGCAAGTTCGACGAACACAAAATCATGGCCGGGTTCGAGATGGGCGAGGAAGCCGAGCAGGCCTACATCGACGGCTTCTCGGACGGGCGCGGCATCGACCGGATCGGCGCCGTGGAGCGCATGGATCTTGCCCAATTGCGCCAGTGGATCGCCAACGGCAACACCAAGAAGGCGCTCGCCTACAACGGCACGCCCAAGTATCGCGAGTACCGCATCCCGGCGCCAGCGCAGGCCCCCGGCGACAATTACCGTGGCGGCCAGCGCGGGCCCGCCTTCGACCTTCCGGCCTCGCAGCCGGCGCCTGCGGCTGAGCCTCCGCAAGCGCCCGCCGAGGGTGCGCCGTCCCGTGAAAACGGGGCGGCTGCGTCCCCCGAGCCTGCCCCGGCGCCCGTCGTGCGCCCCGTGCAGCCGAAACCGCAAACCCTCGCAGAGCCGGAACAGGCCCCCGATTGGTACAAGGAACTGACGGAGACGGGCCGCCGCTTGCTTTATGTGCGCGCTGGGTTCACGGCAGGCGAGGTCAATCGCCGCGCCAAAGTGACGTGGAACAATATCAGCCCCGAGGTTCGCAAACGGCTGGAAACGGCAGCCAAAGCGCCGCAGCCGGAAGCCGCACCCCGACCGGCCTACATAGGGAAGGGGCCGGATTTCGCCAGCGGGCGCAATGATGCCCTCGCTGGCAAGCCGCGCGTCATGCCCACCTACTTCACTAAGCCCTACGGGAAAAACGCAAGGAACTGGTTGCTTGGATGGGATGCCGGTAAGGCCGAGGCCGATCAAACTAAGGCGTCGGAGGCGCCCCCCGCCGCCCCTCAGAAGGCGCCGCGCCCGAACGACATCTTCTTCAACAACAAGCAAGAACTGGTCGAATACCTGACCGACCGCTTGCCGAAGGGGTACGAGGTTGACCGTGGCGGTGATGGCCCTGGAAGCCCCGTTCGGCTGTTCGGTCCCGGCGACAAGCTGATCGACGAGTGGGTTGGCAGACCCGAACGCGCGCGGATCGACAAGGTGATCGAGCGTGCCAAGAAGGCCGCCGCCGACGCGGCCAAGCCCGCCCCCTCGCCAAAACCCGCCGAACCCGATATGCTCCCGGCACAAGCGGAGAATGAAGATGTCGTTCAGCCGAGCGCAGTACCTTCAAGCCCTGCAGGATCAGAACCCGGAGCAAGCGCGGGAACTGCGCCGCAGCGGGCAGATGTCGAAGCACCTCGCGGACAAGGCGAAGGAGTACGAGGCGACGGAGCGCGCGGCGATGGCGAACGCCGACCCGAGCGACGAGAACCTCGCACGGATGATCCGCGAGCAGGTGCAAGCGGAGACGTTCGACCTGCCGATGCAGCGGTAGCCGACAAGCGCCCTGACGCGGAGGTCAAGGGCGAGAACCACGTCATTGAAGCCGGTGCGCTGGGCGAAAGCCGCCCGTGGCGCCAGAAGGCACTCGACAATATCCGCGCCATCGAATTGATGCGCCAGATCGAGGCAGAAGGCCGCCCGGCGACCAAAGCCGAGCAGGCCGAGCTTGCGCTCTATGTCGGCTGGGGCGGTATTCGCAACGCCTTCCCCGATGCCCAAGGGGCTTACGGCAAGGGCTTCGAGACGATCGGCAAGAAGCTGCGCGAGCTGCTTTCGGACACCGAATACAAGACGGCTCAGCGCTCGATCCAGTACGCGCACTACACCAGCGAAACGATCGTCCGCGAAATGTGGCGCGCGGCCCAGCAGCTTGGGTTCAAGGGCGGCAAGGTGTTCGAGCCCGGCATGGGGGTGGGCAATTTCGCGGGCATGATGCCGACCGACGTTTCGGCGGCCAGCACCTATCACGGGCTCGAGCTTGACCACACGACGGCCCGCATCGCGCGCTTGCTCTATCCGCGCTTCGGCATCCGGCAGGACGATTTCACGAAGGCCCCGATCCCCGCCGACACCTACGATCTGGCGATCGGCAACCCGCCCTTTGCCGACGTGGCGATCAAGTCCGATCCCGCCTACGCCAAGCATGCGTTCCTCCTGCATGACTATTTCTTCGCCAAGTCTCTCGACGCGGTGCGCCCCGGTGGGCTCCTGATGTTCGTCACGTCGGCGGGCACCCTCAACAAGATCGACACCGCCGCGCGCGAATACATGGCCGACCGGGCGGATTTCGTCGGCGCCATTCGCCTTCCTGGCGATGCCTTCGAGAAGAACGCCGGAACCAGCGTCACGACCGACATCATCATTCTGCGCAAGCGGCTCCCCGGCGAGACAGCCGGCAGCAAGGCTTGGACCGAAACCGTCGAACGCACCCTGCCCAACAAGGACGGGGCCAAGCAGTCCGGTGCGGTCAATCGCTGGATCTCCGAAAACCCGGAAATGGTGCTCGGCGACGAAGGCTTTTTCGACAAGCTCTATCCGGGCCGGTACGGCGTGCGATCGAGCGAAGGCGACTTTGCGCCCAAGCTCAAGAAGGCCGTCGATGCGCTCCCCGCCGACGTGATGACGCCGTGGCAGGAAACCCAGGCCGAACGCGCCGAGGTCGATTTCGGGACCAAAGAGCGCAAGGACGGCTCGTTCTATCTCGACGCCAGCGGTCGCTTGATGCAGATGCGCGACCGCGTAGGCCAACCCGTTCCGCAGCGCGGGAAGGGTGCCACGGGCGGCAAGACGGGCGCGGAAATGGCCCGCATCAAGAAGCTGGTCCCGATCCGCGATGCGCTTCGCGCCGTTCTGGACGCGGACCTGTCCGAAGATTCCGCCAATGCGGCCAAGGCCCGCAAGCGGCTCAATGCCGCCTACGACGAGTTTGTTGCGGAGTTCGGCCCCATCAACAAGGCCGAACTGTCCGAGCGCCGCCCCAGCGTCGTGCAGCAGGAAAGTGCGCGCTCGGACGCGCGCGAAGAAGCCCGGTTCAACGGTCTGCCGTTCGACGAAGGGACGTTCGATCCGCGCCAGATGATAGTGCAAGGCAAGTCGCTGGCCGAAATTGCGCGTGCCCGGAACGCGATGCGCGAGGAATACGCCAAGGCCGGAAAGACGTTCGACGAGGGCACGTTCGATCCCGACGACATGCCCGACATCATCATCGACAAGCGCCCCAACGTCGATGCGTTCATGGACGACCCAGAGTCCTATCGCTTGCGCGCGATCGAGGACTACAACGACAACACCGGAGAGGCCAAGAAGCGGCCGATCTTCGAGCGCAACATCATCACGCGCGAAAAAGAGCCCGAAATCAAATCGGTCAACGACGCCTTGCTCTACGTCCTCAATCGGCGTGGGCGCGTGGCGATCGACGAAATCGCGGCAGCGGTCAACATCACCGTCCCGCAGGCCATCGAACAGCTTGGCGACCGCATCTTCAAACTGCCCGGCACCCAGGACGCCTACGAAACGCGCGACGCCTATCTGTCGGGCAACGTCCGCAAGAAGCTGCTTGAGGCCCAGGCGGCGGCCGAGCGCAATCCCGAGTTCAAGCCGAACGTCGAAGCGCTCGAGGCTGTCCAGCCGACACCGCTTACCCCGTCTGAAATCTCGGCCAATCTCGGCATGCCGTGGTTGCCGACTGACGTGATCGAATCCTTCGGCACGGAAATCGGTCTGACCAAACTGAAAGTCGGCTATCTGCCCGCCTTGGCGTCGTGGAACGTCTCGGGCGACGATAGCTCGTCGGCCGCGCGCACCGAATGGGGCACCGCCGAACGCTCGGCGCCGGAACTGATTTCCGACGCGCTCAATCGGCAAGATCCGAAAATCTACGACGAGGTTCGCCAGCCTGACGGCACGAAAACCCGCGTTCTGAACACCGTCGCGACCCAGGCCGCCCAAGACAAACTGCAAGCCATCAAGGCCAAGTTCTCGGAATGGGTCTGGTCGGATGCCGCCCGTGCGGATCGTCTGGCGACCCTCTACAATGACAACTACAACAACCTCGTTGTGCGCCAGTACGACGGCGACTATCTCACCACCCCCGGCATTGCGGCCGGCTGGTCCTGGCGCCCGCACCAGAAGCGCGCGATTGCCCGCATCATCCAATCCGGCAACACCTACCTCGCGCACGCGGTCGGGGCGGGCAAAACGTCCGAAATGATCGGCGCCATCATGGAACAGCGCCGGTTGGGGCTCGTGCGCAAGGCCATGGTCGCGGTCCCGAACCACATGCTCGGCCAGTTCACCAAGGAGTTCTACGAGCAGTATCCCACGGCAAAAATCGCGGTTGCCGACGAGCGACAATTCCACACCGACCGCCGCAAGCAGTTCGTGGCAAACGTGGCGAATGACGATCTGGACGCGATCGTCATCACGCACTCGGCCATGGGGCTTATCCCCGTATCCCCGGAGTTCCAAGACGCGCTGATCCAAGAGCAGATCGACAATTTCCGCGACCTTCTCTCGGAGTTGGACAAAACCGACCGCATCACGCGCCGCCGCATCGAGAACGCTATCGAACGGCTCGAGCAGCGCTTGTTGGGCAAGGCCAAGAAGCAGGATCAGGTTTACACGTTCGAGCAAATGGGCGTCGATCAGCTATTCGTGGACGAGGCCCACCTGTTCCGCAAACTCGACTTTGCCACGAAGATGTCGGGCGTGAAGGGAATCAGCCCCGAGGGGAGCAAGGCGGCCTTCGATCTGTATGTGAAGGCCCGCTACCTCGAAACCATCAATCCCGGTCGAAGCCTCGTCTTGGCATCGGGTACGCCGGTCACGAACACGATGGCCGAGCTTTACACCGTCAGCCGGTACATGCAGCCGCAGGAACTTGCGGAGCGCGGCTTGGCGCATTTCGACGCCTGGGCGGCGGCGTTCGGAGACATGGCGACGGAGTTGGAGCAGGACGCAGCCGGGGGCTACAAGCCGGTCACGCGCTTTGCGCAGTTCGTCAACATCCCCGAACTGTCGGCCATGGTGCGGCAGCAGATGGACGTGGTTACGTCCAACCAGCTCGAGCAATACGTCGTGCGCCCGAAGATCAAGGGCGGCCGGCGCGAGCTGCATATGTCCGAAAAGTCGCCGGAATTGGCCGACTATCAGGAACAGCTTGCCGGTCGCATGAAGGCGATCGCCAACCGGAAAGGGCCGCCGAAGCCGGGCGACGACATCATTCTGTCCGTCATCAACGACGGGCGCCATGCCGCCATCGACATGCGCTTGGTCAATCCCGACCTTCCGGCCGATCCCACGTCGAAGCTCAGCCGCATGATCGACCGGGTGTTCGACATCTGGCAGAAAACCAAGCGCCAGCCGTTTCACAAGGCCGAAGGCGGCAAGTACACCGAGAAGCCCGTCGATTACGGCCCGGCCACGCAGATGATTTTTTCCAATCTCGGCATCGGCGGATCGCGGCCCTTCAACGTGCACACCTACATCGTCAACGAACTGGCCCGGCGCGGCGTGCCGCGCGCCGAGATTGCGCAGATCGCGGATTTCAAAACCCACGTCGCCAAGCAACGCCTGTTCAACGACATGAACGAAGGCAAGGTGCGCGTGCTGATCGGCTCGACGGCCAAGATGGCAACCGGCGTCAACGCCCAGCGCCGCCTCTACGCGCTGCACAACCTCGACCCCCTCTGGTATCCGGCCGACGACGAGCAGCGCAACGGTCGCGCCTTGCGTCAGGGCAACATGAACCCGGAAATCGAAATCAACGACTACTCGACCAAGGGCACCTACGACTCAACCATGTGGGGCATGATGGCCCGCAAAGCCGGGTTCATTCAGGGCTTCTTCGAGGGCGACAAGTCGATCCGGTCGATCGAGGATTTGGGCGAGGCGAGCTTGTACGAGCAGGCGAAGGCGCTCACCACGAACGATCCCCGCCTGATCCAGTTGACGGAAACCAAGCAGGAATTGGAGAAGGCGCGGCGCCGCCGTTCCGCGTTCGAGTCCGAGGTCTGGTCGGTCAAAGAGAAGATCGCGGGCGCCAACCGCTCGATTGCCTACGCCAAGCGCCGTATCCCCGATGTCGAAAAGGACATCGCCCAGCGGATCGAAACCAAGGGCGATGCGTTCAAGGGAGCCGTCAACAGCAAGAAATTCGACGAGCGCCCCGAGTTCGGCAACGCCTTGCTCGCCCAGATGAACGACATCGCGGAACTGGAAAGTCCGACCAAGGCCAAGAAAATTGCCGAGGTCGGCGGCTTCCCGGTCATGGCGTCATCGCAAAAGGCTTGGTATGCGAAGCCCGGCGACCCGTTGAAGGTGTCGGTCTACCTCGACCGCAACGGCGATTTCCAGACCGACATTGCAGAGTCGGAATCTGCCCTTGGTCTGGTTCGCAGCATCGAATATGCGCTCGGAAAGTTCGAGTCCGAGCGGGACGGCTATCAGAACAACATCGCGGCGGCCGAGCGCACGATTAAGGACTACACGCCGAAGCTCGAAAAGAAATTCGACGGCGACGAAAAGATCAAGGAACTGGCGGAAAAGCTCGCCCGTCTCGAAGCCGACATCAATGCGGACGCCAAAGCGCGCGATGCGGCGGCGGCGGCACAGCAAGCGGCGACCAAGGCCGAGGATGAATCCGGCGAAGAAATGCAGTCGCTGCGCAACACGGGCCGGGCGCGCAACGGCGAGAAGGTCAAACTCGGGGCGCCCATCGTCGATCGCAGCCTTGATACCCTGCGGGCCGAACTCTACGCGGATCTTCGCGAAGAACTGGACCGGATCGGGCTCACCGACGTTGCCCTGAACCTTCCCGACTATATCGCGCGCGGGGACGGGGAAGGCGGGGTCCAGTATTCGGCCGGCCGCCAGCGGTTCTGGGGCGACGCGCAAGTGCTGATCGAGATTGCCTTGACCGAAGCGAACGGCGCCGAGGTTCAAGTCGATCCAAACTCGACTCTGCACCACGAAGCCGTCCATGCCATGAAGCGGCTCAACCTGTTCAGCCCGGCCGAGTGGAAGGTGCTGGCTGCGCGGTCGGAAGCCGTGTGGGTCAAGGAATACGGCCTGACCGACAAGGACTCCGGCTACAATAACCTGCCCAAAAACCTGATCCTCGAGGAAGGCATCGCCCGAGCCTACGAGGCTTGGAAAGAGGGCCAAGAGGGGGCGATGAAGGGCGGCCTGATCGCGCGGGCCTTTGCCAAGATCAAGCGCTTCATCGAGGCGATCGGCAACGTGTTCCGGGGCCGGGGCTTCAACACGGTCGAAGGGCTGTTCGAGAAGATCGACGAGGGCAAGATCGGCCGCCGTGGGCGCGAGGCGCGGCACGCAGATCCCGATGGGCCGCGCAAGAATTTCAAGCCCATGTATGCCGATGTGCCGGGCGAACCGGCGCCGAAGACAATGGCCGAAAATCTCGCACGCGGACGGGCGGCGATTGCGAAGGTGCTGGCCGAGCAGACCGATGTGCGCCACGCCGCTTGGCGTCCCGAACTCGGCTGGATCGATTTCATCTGGGGCGACGACGCCAAAGGCATCGCGCACGCCATCAAGGGGCGGATCGAAAAAGACGGCATGTCCCGTGCCGACGCCGAAACATTGGTGCGCCGCATCCCCGATGTCATCGCGCGCGGTCGTCTAAACCCATACTTCGTCACGCCAGAGCAGCGCGTTGGACGCACGATTGTCTGGAACAACCAGACGGTTGTGCTGCGATTTGAAATCGATGGCGTTGATCGCCGCTGGGTCATCACTTCGCACGAAGGCATGAGCAAAATGCCGAGCGGCGCCAAACAGATTTCGGAACAGCGGGCGGAGGAATTGATCGCCGATGCGACGGTGAGGGGTTCGGGCGCCTCGTCCGTTGCTACGCAGGGTGAGCTTCGCGCGAACCTACGTGACCAAGCCAAAGCGGCTGCCAGTGGCGACACTGGACCCGGTATTTCGACCGGGCTAGGTACGGCTAGCGGTTCCCGCCGAAGCGGCATCTCGCCCACCCAGGGAGCGGCGACGGGCAAAGATATACCCGAAACCGACTCCGATGGCAACCCGGACGGCAGCAACGACGACGCCATGTACTCCCTTCTGCCGAAGGACCAAGCCTCGCCGGCAGAGTCCGAGCGCATGGCGGAACTGGCCGGGGAAGAAATCGTCTCGGGCACCGAGCGCGATTTCGTCAACGACGCTGGGCTCGTCAAGCGCTGGGTTGTGCATCCCCGCACCATCGCGGCCTACGACAAGGATTTCGTGCCGGTCTATCGCGCCGCCGTTCGCCAGTTCGAGACGCGCGACGAGTTTGCGGCCGAAATCGCCCGCAAGGCCCAAGCCTATACGGACCTGACGCCCGAGGACCGCGCCCAGGTCGATAAGCTGCTTGAGCTTGGTCGCCTGGAAGGGACGGTCTATGGCGACGCCGCGCTGAAAGACGGCGTGACCAACGATCCCAGCGCCAACGAGGGCCGCACCGAAAACGCCGTCCTCACCAAGCCCGGCGAAACCGTCACGCTCACCGACCGGCAGATCGAGGGCTACAAGGCTGCACGGGCTTCGATGAACACGGCCTTGGACCTGTTCAAAGCCCAGATCATCGAAGAATGGGGCTACGATCCGACCGAGATCCGCTCGAGCGCCGACATCCTCGCCCTCATCACCGACGAAACCGGCGACCGGGAAGCCGAGCAGCACAAGGATGCTGCGAAGATCGTGCGCGAAATCGAGCAGGCGCAGCGCACCGGCTACGTCCCGTTCACGCGCTGGGGCCAGATCGGCATTGCGGTTCGCAGGGCCGATAGCCGCCAGATGGCGCTCGGCATCGACGGCGAAGCCTCGCGCCCCTACACCACGATCCACTACGAAATGATCGAGGTCGATGGGGCCGTCTCGCGCCTCATGCGCGCCGCCCGGAAGCTGAAAGGCCGCAAGACGGCCGAACAGCTCGGGCAGTTCCCCGAGGTCAAGGCCCGGTTGGACGCGCTCAAGGCCAAGTACGAGGGCGACCCCGACGTGCGGTTCAGCGTGTTCCAAGTCGGGGAGGGTGGGCCGCTCGAGCAGGGCGTGAAGCTGTCCGATCTGGACATGCTGGCCGAGGTCGGGCGGATCGACGACAAGGCCTGGGAGCAGGTGCGCGAGCAGCTTGAAAAAGCGATCAAGATGCGCGGCTTCCGCAAGCATTTCTTTGGCTCGAAGAACCTGCCGGGCTACTCGGTCGATTTCGAGCGCGCGATCGCCGACTACACGATCGGCATTGCCGGGTATCTGGCCCGTCGAAAGTACGGCTCGATCTGGGATGGTGCAGTGGGCAAGATTCCGACCACCAAGCCCAAGCTTCGCGAATACGCCCAGAAATACCGGGACTACACGCAATCGCCCCAAGAAGAATTGCAGATGCTGCGGCAGTTGGGGTTCGTGTTCTACCTTACCTCACCCGCTTCTGCCTTGGTCAACACGACCCAGGTTCCGCTTGTGACGGTGCCCTGGCTATCGCAGTTCGCGCCTGGGCCCAAGGTGATGTACCACGTCACGAAGGCCTACAAGGACGCCTTCGCGATGACGACGGCAAGCCGTGGCATGGACGTGTTCGACCCCGCCAAAGCGCCGGAGGACGTTCGCGAAGCCTTCCAGAAAGCGTGGGACGAGGGCTTCTTTGTCCCGTTGAACACCTGGGAAATGATGGGCACCGCGCAGGCCCGCAGCCAAGTGGTTCGGCGTCTGTCGAAAGTCAGCCGCACGGCGGTCGATGCCATCGCGCTTGGGTTCACCGTAGCCGAGCGCTTGAACCGGATTGTGACGTGGATGGCGGCCTATCGTTTGGGCAAGCAGGAAACCGTGCGGCAGTCGGCCCGCACCATCCTTGCGAAGAACGCACTCGCCCGGTCGGACGAGCTGTTGCGCGGCTACACCCCGGAAAAGTTCGCAGGCTTCGCGATCGACGAAACCCAATTGCGCATGGGCAAGGTCAACCGTCCCGCGATGATGCGCGGCGCCGGGGCGGCGATCTTCCAGTTCAAGGGTTTCACCATGCAGATGATCGAATTGCAGTTCCGCATGGTTCAACAATATGCAGGCCGCCGCCCGAAAGTCGCAGTCGGCGCCATGTGGTTGCTGTTGATGCTGACGGCTGGCATCTGGGGCGCCCCGTTCGGAGACGATCTGAAAAACATCTTGGAGTGGATGAAACGCAAGTTTGGCGGGACCGATCTCGACCTTGATACCGAACTGCGCGAGTTGGTCGTCGAATTGACCGGCTCGCCGGGGCTTGCAGAAGCGTTCTCGCGCGGTACGTCGCGCGCGGCCGGCGTCGATCTGCAGCGCATTGGCATGGGCAACGTCCTACCGGATGATGCGCAAGAACTTGGCGGTATTCCGCTTGATCTAGCCTGGGGGCGTCTCTCGCAGGCAATCGAACACGGCAAGCGTGGCAACTGGATGCTGGCTTTGAGCGAAATGATGCCCGCGTTCCTCAAGAATCCGATCGTCGCCATGTCGTGGGGCACGGAAGGCGTCAGATCCCAGACATCGGGGCGCGTTGTTATTCCGCCCGAGAAAGTCACGGCGGGCGATATCGCACAGAAGGCGATTGGCTTCACCCCGGCCGCCATCGCCAACCAACGGGAGTCCGAACGCGCCCAGACACGGGCGAACACCGCGACCAAAGAGGTCAAGGACCGCTACATCGGGGAACTGGCACGCCTTCGTGCGGACATCCTGCGTGCCGACACCGCCAACGACGCGGCCAAGTCTCGGGTGCTCGAGGAACGGTTCGCGCGCACCCTCGACGAGATCCGCGCCTTCAACGAGGGCCGCCCGCTGCACGAAATGGTCATCGTCAATCCGAAAACCCTCAAGGATCGGATCAAGGAAGAACTGTCCGGGGCGGCGGTGCGCGACAAGAACGCCCCCAAACAGGCCCGCCCGCGCCGCGAGGAAATCGAGCGAATCTACGGCGAGCAGCCCCGATAGTGCGATCCAAACAGAGGAAGCCGAAATTCCGGCCGGTCGCCAATCGATCGGCGGTTTTCCGGTTCTGGCCCATCCACAAACCCATCCCAAAAGGATGGGTTTTTTCTTGCCCGCTGACCGACGTGCGCGGACGGCCGACTCATCACGCGCGACACTCGATCCTCATCAAAAAGGACAAATCGACATGAGCGACTGGCCCTACCGCTATTTCTCTCGCGCTGAAATGGCGTGCAAGCACACTGGTAAGTGCGAAATGAAGAACGAGTTTATGGTGATGGCCGACGCGCTGCGCGAAGCCTTCGGCAAGTCGATGATCGTCACGTCCGGCTATCGCGACCCGTCGCACCCCGAAGAAGTGAGAAAGCGCGAGGACCGCGCTCGGCGTGGCCTCCCGCCGCCGCTTTCAACGCACTCGGAAGGCATCGCCATGGATGTTGCTGTGCGCGGTGCCGACGCCGTTCGGTTGCTCGAGCTTGCGCTGAGCATGGGCTTCCGGGGCATCGGCGTGCAGCAAAAGGGCGACACCCGATTCCTTCACCTGGATACCCGCAAAGAACCGGCAATTTGGAGTTACTGAATCATGCTTGGAGCAATCATCGGGGCCATCACCGGAATCCCGGCGCTGATCGACGCTGGCAAGGCCATCTTCCAGACAGTCAGCGGAAAGCCGTCCACGGCCACGTCGGCGCCCGAGCTGAATGACGAGGTCCAAGCCCTTCCTGCCGACCAACAGAAGGCATGGGCAGAAGCCATGCAGGCCAAGATCGACTTCTACAAAGCCGAGAGCGCGCGTATCCAGAACGAGCAGGGCGACGTGACGGCCGAAATCCTCGCCGTGCTCGACAAGCCTGCGGCGGCCAAGGTCGCTATCGAGCGCATGACAACCCGGCCTTGGGTGGTCAAGCGCATGACGCATGTGATCCTTCTGCCGGTCTATGTGATGGTTCTCGACAGCCTGTTGATGGTGTTCAACGGGCTCTACCGCATGGCGACCGCCCAACGGGATCTGGCCCCCTTCGACCTTTTTGCGGAAAAGCTGTTCGGGGAAGGGTCGCTCTACGCCTCGATGTATAACCTCGCCGCCCCCACGGCTGCGGTCGTGGTGGTGTCCTACATCACGGCCAAGACGGTTGAGACGGTGCGAAATGGTGCATCGGCTGGGGACGGGCTGGCCGGCACGATCGGGCGAGCTGTGCAGGCCGTGGGCGGTATTGTCGGGGCGGTCAAAGGTGCGCGCAAATGAGGCCGCTCACCTTCGTCACGCTGTTCTTGGCGGCGTGGGTCGCGCTGACCTATCTCGGGGCGCCAAAATAAGGGAAGGGGGTTGTGCGAGGGGACTCGAACCCCCAACCACCGGAGCCACATCCCGGTGCTCTACCGTTGAGCTACGCACAAACCAGTGACGCGGCGACGGGCGGGGCGTCATCCCCGCATTGTGTGATCCGGCTGTCCGTCGCCAAAGCATCCGTCCGATAACGGGCTACGGTGTGCCTACGCGCGGTCCGGCTGAGAAGTTGCTTTCCCCTTCATTCGGAAGCCGTTTCCGTCGTCACCGGCTGTTCGCCGGGCGGTACGGGGCACGCCGCCGCGTCGGAGAGCACAGGGTCTTTGGCGTAAACGCCGGGCTTGCCGATAATCTCGATGCCCTGAGTCCGGCCCTGTGCTCGCCGCCGAAGCGGGAGTAGATGACGCGGGCCACGCCCGAAGGCAGGCGTATCCCAAAAGGGGCCGGGTCGAAGGTTTTTCGTCCACCCCTAGTCTCCGCAAGATGCGGCGCTTTATGGCTTTAAGCTACGACCGTATCCCTGCCAACCGCCGCCCGCGTCACGGATTGTGTATCATAATGGCACGCTCAATCCAAGAGCCCCCGTGACGGTTTTCTTCGCGGGGAAATGGTGGGAAGAAACAGGAATATTTCGTAACATTATGGCACGGTCGCCAGCAAAGACATTGATTTTGAACGCAAAAATATTCAAAGACGGCAAGTACGCCGAGATGTAAATCAATGAGTTAGTCATTCTGGCGGCGCGGTTTGTTTCCAACCGGAAACGCGAGGATCGCAGGCCGCGCAGCCAGATGCGCTTTCAATTTACGGTACGCGGCGATCGAGAGCCCGTCCGTGCGCGCCGCGTACGCTCGCAACATGGACCGGCCGCCGATGCTGTGCCCGGTGATGGCCGCCGTCTCGGCGTCCGTGCACCCAGCCTCGAGCAATTGGGTTGTGACCGTTCCCCGGATGTCGTGAAAGTGCCGGTCGGCGTCCAAGAGCCCGGCTTTGGCAAGGGCCTCTTTCCAGCGCGCATTGAAATTCGGGGTGCCCCAGGGGATTCCTCGCGCCTCGGTCGCAAGGATCGTCTCGGCGCCACTCTTGCGGCATTCCTCGAGCAGCTCGCCCAATTGCGGAAGCTCCATCACGGGCAGGCGCACGATCGGCGGCGGAACCATTTTGGCGGTTTTCGACGGCGTGTAGGTGATCCAGCCGTCCCAATAGTCCGACCAGCGCAAGCGGCGCAGATCCCCGAGCCTTGCGGCGGTCAACAGGGCAAGCCTCACCATGCGCGACAGATCGGGGCTGGCATGTGCCAGCAATTGCGCCAGCATCGCCTCGTCCCAAATCTTGTCGGCCCGCCGGCCGCCCCTGCCCAGCCGATCGATCCCCTTGGCGTGGTTGACGGTCACGATCCGGCGTTCATAGGCCCAAGAAAGGACCGTCCCCAAGACGCCTGTGATTTTGTCGGCCTTGGCCGGGTGCGCGGCGTGCTCGTCGCGCAGGGCGTAGAACTCGGTCCTTATGCGGTGGTCGCAAAGGTTCTCGATCGTCGCCCAACCAAGCCGATCCTCGATGATTCCCAAATAGTAGAAGGTCGCGGCCTGCCAAGATTGCGAGAGCGCCTTGAACTCGGGCGACTTGGTGTAGGCGGCGTTGATCGACCGAAACCCGTGCCCGGTCGATTGCAGGAAGCGCGATGGCTCCTTCGCCTTGCGTTGGTAGATGTATTCTTTGATCGTGCCGTCAGCGAGCTTCTTGCGGACGACGTTTCGACCAGCGGGTTTTTCGGGCTTCAAAGTCGTCATGGGCGACACCATTCTTGATCCCGGCAATACGGTCAAGGGCTTGGTCTATCTGGCGGCTGTCCCAGCGCGACGTTCCGGGGAGCGGGGCGGGGACAATGCCGAGGTCTATCCAACGATAAAGCGTTGAACTCCCGACCTTTAGATACGCCATCACTTCAAGGCGGCGCATCAGGCGCGAGGGCTCACTTTCCGCCACGGCGCTTCCTCGCTGCGGTTCGCCACGCCAGAAACGCGACCGCCAGTATTGGCAGGACGATTGGTGCCAGAGCGATCGCGATCAGCCAGCCGTTCATGCCGTCACCAGTTTCCGGCGATGGGGCGACAGGCGTGCGAACTCGCGCGCGAGATCCTTCATGTCGATGCCGTGCTTGGCCTCGAACGACGATTCTCCAATGGCATGCTGTTGGGCGTGGCAAGTGAAACAAAGACTCAAGGTCCATTGATCGCCCGGCTTGACCGATAGAGCGCCGTCCGTGCCGGTCCTGACGTGAGCCGCAACGATGTCCCTGTTCTCGCACCCCGGAACGCAGCACCGATGGGTGCGGACCCATTTCAAATGGGGAGCACAGCGGATCGGGCCTGCGCGCCGGCCGATGTCGATCCGGGGGCGGGCGGGGCGCTTTTCCTTGGGGAGTTTGCGGGGAAGCATGGTCAACCTTTCGGCCCGTTCAGAACGCAAGTACGGAGCTTGTTGTGCGCTGCTGCTGCGAATCCGTATGACGCATCGCGGATCATTCCATCGTCCGGCAGCGCATCCGGCACGCGCCGCGCCAAGAATGCGGAGAGGGCTTGGCGCAGCCCCGTTCTGGAGTTGATTGCAGCGCGCGCGGCATCAAGCTCCGCATCGCTGATATTGACTTCGCTCGGGTCGGTCATTTTGGCTCCTTGTCCAAAGCGGCAACGCGCATACCGGCAGCAAAACCAGCCATCCACGTTGCCTCTGCAAAGTTGGCGATGCCGTGCGCGCGGCCCCATTCAATCAAGTCATTCGGACATTCGCGCTCGGCAAGCAACCGGGCGGCGAAGGCGTCGGCGCGTTTTTTTGCTTGCGATATCTTGGCTACAGCGTCGCTTGTTCCTTTGGCCTCGGCATCGTCCCAATAGAACGGGCGCGCAAATTCTGCTTTGCTCACGTCGCACCGCCTTGCCCGCGCGCTCGGATGGCGTAAATCGTTTCGGCCTTAAACATTTCCAGAAGTCCGCCACCTTCGCTTTGTCCACCTTGGACGACGCGCATTGAATTTATGATCTTGATGCAGCGTTCACGTTCCGCCGCAACGGCATCTGCTGTCGACACGGCCGGCCTTGCGGTCAGCGCGGCGATGAGGGCGGCTTCTGCCGCGTTCATTGCCTCGCGCGCCGGTGGAAATTCGGCGGTGTATTCCTGCCCCCTGAACTCCAGTGCCGCCATATTCAGCAGCGCGTCTTTGTAGCGTCGAACCAAATCGTAGGGCGTCATCGGGGTTGCTCCTTTGCGAGTGCTTTGGCCGCGAGTTCGGACATGCGTGCAAAGGCGCGGGCAACGCGCTCGCTGCCTTCCCATGCGCCTGTGCGGCGGTCGTCGCGCATCATTGCCGCCGACATTTCGCCCGCGCGTTTTAGCCGATGCAGCAAGGCCCGCGCCTCGGCAAGCTCACGCTCTGCGTTTTGCTGGGCACGCCATGCCGCGTTTGATCGGTCGCGGGAAGCTTCAAGGCCCTTGAGCAACTCGGCAATCTTGGCCTCTGCGCGTTCGGCGCGGGCGCGCATATCGGCCAGCGTCTTTAGTCGTTCGGATAGCGCAAGGTTCGTGTCGGCAAGCTCGGCCCGCAGCGTGTCGCACTCGGCGCGCATGGCAACCACATCATCTGCAATCTTGGAATTAAGCTTGATTTGCGCGTTAAGCTGATGTTCGGCTTGAGTGGTATTTAGGACACGCATATTCCACGCGATAGCGGCGCAATCTTCTGCGGACGCCATGCCAGGCGGCCCGTGAAATCTCGGCGGCCCGCTTCCCATGCAATCTCGGTTGGAACAACAAATCTTTCTGCCGTCTCGAATATAAGCAGATTGTGCTTTGCCCCCACAAAACGGACACGGCAGCAGTTGCGTCGGCGTCTTGCTCATTTCGCGCTCCGTTTCAAAGCTTGCTTGGCCGCGTCCTGTTGCCACTTGCTATCGTTGCTCCATTCGATAGCGCGCAGCGCCGCTTCCAGTTCCGCCACGCGGTCAACAAGCCGCGCCTGACTTTCGGACAGCGCGAGATACTGGCTCGTTATTTCGCACGCTTCGGCCTCCAGTTCCGCCGCGCGCTTTTCAAGGGCGTCTGCGCGTGCCGTTTCAGCGTTGGCAAACTTGCGTTGGAACTCCGCTTCTGCCGACATCAACTTCAACTGCACTTCAACGGCAGCGTTTGTCGCGTCGGCTGCGGGCGGCGTGGCGGCGCTGGCTGGGCGCCACAGAACGTCGAACTTTCCGTCGTCATCAAACGACGTGTATTCGTAGCGCCAGCGATGGCCGTCGAACATGAATGCGTCATCGTGGGGCGCGTCTTGCGGAAAGCGCGCTTTCAAAAGAAGGCCGTATTCTGGCGTGCCGTGACGCACTGTGCGCGATACACCCTGCTTCTGCCCCGCCTTCGCCTCACCCTCCCGGCGCGCGGCTTCTTGCTCAAGAATCTCGGTCATCGTGTACGGGTTGACCTTCCAATCGTTGAAAAGCGCCGCCAAATCCCGCAACTGCCCCGGCGTCAGTTTGTCGATGTCACTTGACCCTCTTTTGTGTTTTGCGAAGCATCTGAGAACTGGACTCGTACCCCTCGATCACGCCGAGGGGATACCGGACGTGGCCGCTGTCGCCGTTGGTGCGGAACCACGACGGACCCTTGTTCTGCATGCGCCAGCGCCGCAGGGTTTCCGGTCGGATGCCCCAGCGCTCGGCAAGCTGGGCGGTGGTGAGGGCGGATTCAGTCATGCCGCCTCGATTTTCTTCGGCTTGAGCGCGTCCATGCTGGCATCGGTGCGCCACGTCTCCCGCACCCACAGCCGATCGTCGGGGGCGAAGCGCAGCAGGTTCGGGTACTTTGGGGCGTCTATGACGTGTGTCGTCAGCCCCATGCGCGTCTTTGTCGCCTCGCGCAGCACCATGTTGCTGTCGCGCCGGACGCCTTTGATGATGCGCCGCGTCTGGGTCTTGCGGCCGTCGAGCAGGGCGCGCACCATCGGCGCCGCGAAGATGATCGGGCGATCAGTCATAGTTTTTGTCCTCGGCTTGTTTTGCGCGCCACGCATCGAGTTCCGCGTCGGTGATGCCGAGCGCCTTCTGCAGCGTTTCGCAATAGCGGTTCCGGTCGGTGAGCTTTATCCCGGCCGATCGGTTCGTCCGTGCGATGGCGATGCTTGACAGCACCTCGTGGCACAGCTTCGGCGCGCCGTCCTTGCCGTGGATACAAGCGCCGTTGGGCGGCTCGTCGCCGATCCAGGACGTGTAGACGTAAAGCCCGCACGTCTTGCACGATCCTTCGGCTTCGGTGAGGGCGGTCATGCGCGCACCTGCGGGTAATCGTCGTGGGTGCGACCGTCAAGCGTGCGGCCGGTGGCCTTCTTGCTGGCTTTTCGGAAATACTGATTTTCCATGAAGACGCCGACGCCCCGAATCTCTTCGTCTTCTTGGATCTCACTCGCCGGCGTCTCGACAGGAGCCCACGAACCCCACTGTTTGAACAGGAAGGCGACGCCCGCGTGCGCGCACTGGTCGCGCAACGACTGCGCCCAGGCAGGGTGCATCGGGCGCGCATCGGGGCCGGACTCGCCGCCGGCCACGACCCAATCGAGGCGAGGTACGCGGCCCGTCGGCTCGCCCATCCAGTCGCGGGCGTAACCTTCGAGCGCGTGCAGATTTTCGGCGCCGCGAAAGTTCATCGTGTCGATGCCGTTCAGATCGACCGGGCCCAGCAACGGCTCGGCGCTGATCCACCGCACGGCGGCGGGCGTGTCCAACAGGATCGGGATGCGCTCGTCGGCGCGGCGCTGGTCTTCGACCGACACGCCAAGCCAGACGTTCGGCAGGGGCATCACGTCGTCATGGCCAGCGTGATACGCAGAAGCTAGCTCTGCACCATCGACAATATCCACATGGCGACACGCCGCTTCGAGTATTCGATTCACCGCACCTGTCGCCCGCACATAATCCCGCATCCGCTCGGGCCGCTTGGTCAGCACTTGGAACGTGTGCTGCGGCGCCAGCGCCATCACGGCGAACACGCGGTCGATCGTCTCGTCGGTCACGCCGTAGGCGAATAGGTCTGACATGCTGTTGACGAAGACGCGCTTCGGCTTGCGCCATTTCAGCGGATCGAGCAGCGCCTTTTCCCAGACGCGCACCTCGCCGGTCCAGACCGGCTTTCCGTTCACAACGCGCGTGAGGCCTTTGTATTTGGCCTGGTCGAGCCGCTCGCCGAGCCGGTGCGCCTCGCCCATCGCGTAGCAATTCGTGCAGCCCGGCGACACGAGGCTGCAGCCCGCGATCGGGTTCCAAACTTGATCCGTCCATTCTATACTTGTCTTACCCATGATCGACCTCTTTGAATCCGCAGAACGCCGTTGTGGCAAATGCCGACTGCTCAAGCAGCCGACTGCGTTCACTCGAGACGCTTCTCGAAAGAGCGGCCTTAACTACGTTTGCGCGGATTGCAAAAGCAGCCGAGTGATGGCGGGGCCAACGATTAGAGAGAGACGGTCGCGCCGTGCTGCAGGGCTGGCGTGGTGCAGAACGTGCAGCGATTGGCTTCCGGCTCTCGACGTGAACAAGGGCGTGTGTCGATCTCACGCAAATGCCGAAGCGCGGGCGCTTTATCGTTGTTCCGCCACGTTTAGGGATGCGCGCCGTGCACATGCGGTACGGCGAAAGCGCGGTGTGGAGCGCGTTCCGGAAATCGGCAGGGTGTGTTTGCTGGAGTATTTCGAGGGCAGGTGCGCTTATTGCGCCGCTGCAGCCGAAACCTGGGATCACGTTGTTCCAGTCGCGCGAGGCGGCGAGACTACGCCCGAAAACATCGTCCCTGCGTGTGTGCGCTGCAATAGCTCCAAACGCGACAGTGACGTTTGGGAGTGGATGGCGCGAAAAGGGATCGAACCGACAGAGCTTTTGGTTGAGCGCCTTTCCGAAGGTGGCGCAGGCGTTTGCAGCTAGCTTCGCATCCGTCCATTCGATGCCGGTTTTCGTGCTCATGCCGCAGCCCTCTCGCGCTCGACGGGACGCAGGAAGCCGTCGTCGATCCAGAACGCTTGGCCGCCCAGGCGATCAATCGGGGGCAGGGAGTTGCGATCCGAGTAGGTCATGGCGACCAGTGCGGGTTTGCCCCACGCCTTGTTCAAAAGGTTGACGAGCCCGCCGCGACCGCCCTTGTCCAGAAGGTCGGCGCGGTCCATGACGAGAATTTCGGAGCCGTCCAGTTGGGCGCACGCAACCTGCATGACGAAGCGGACGCGCATCTGTTCGCCTTCGGAACAGGCTTCGTAGGGTCGCACGCCGTAGAGGCAATCGAGCGTTTCGCTAACCGTCACGGGCTTCCACTTGGCGGCTTCCCAGATGGGCCGAAGGATGCTCTCGTTGAACGCCTCGACCGCCTTTGCGGTACGGCGCTTGCGAAGGCCATCGGGCGCAAGCTGGTCGATCATGGCTTGGTTCTTGACGATCCGATTGTGCAGCGCGTCGGCGGCCTGCTTGTCCTCGGCCGCTTTCACTATCCTGGCTGCGTCTGCATGGATCGTGCGAAGAACGGCAATATCGGCCGGCGCTTCGTCGGACTGCTTGGCGTCGGCGCGGGCCTCGGCCAGCTTTTGCCCGGCGTTCTTGGCGACGGCGAGTTTGCCTTCGATGTCGGCAAGGGTTGCGCGCAGGCCGGGAAGCACCAGCGAGGATCGGTTGGTGATCGTGCCTTCCAGCTCGGCGCGGCGCTCGCGGGCTGCTTTGATCTGAGCCGATGTCATGGGCTTGGCCGGGGGCGGGGCGTGCAGCGTCGTCACCCCACCAGCCGACTTGACGAGGATCGGCTGTTCGCAATGCGGGCACTTGACCCCGCCATCTTCCCCGTTGACCGGGGGAAGGGCGGCAAGATCCGCACGGGCCTTGGACAGTTCGGCCTCGGCTTCGTCGATCTTGGCTTGGACCGCCGCGCGTTCTTCGGTGAGCGGCGCCAATTGATCGGCTTCCGCCTTCCAGGCTTCGATCTTCGCTTGGTCCACGGCGGTTGCGGCAATCCCGGCCTCGAGCGCCTTCTGGGCATCGTCCAGTTCGGCCTTCAATTGGTCGATGGGATCGCTCGTGTACCCGTCAGGCGTCCACGACCCGCCCTTGGCGCTGCCGTATTGCTCGTTGGTGACTTGCTTCCACTGGCCCTTGAGCGTGGTGCCGTGGTCGGCGGCCTTCTTGTGCGTGGCGTCCCAGCCGTTATCCTGCAGGGCCTTCCAGATGGCGTCGATGCCCTTCTGGTCGAAGCCCAAGTCGCCCATGGCGGCGGCAACATCATCCTTGTCGGGATTGGTTTTGAGCAGGGCGGCGAGGGCAAGCCCGCGCTTCTTGCTGTCCATGTCGGGGATCGACACCAACCCCGCAGCAAACGGCGACACGTTCGGCTGGGTGCCGTTCGCCGTTGCCGAAGCCTTGGGATAGGCGACCGTCAATTCGCCTTGGGGCGACTTGATCTTGATGCCCCCGGCGCTTTGGCCGGTGCGGACCAGAGCCCCGGCCTCGCCCTTCGTAAGCCAGGGCGGCACTATCTGCCCGGTGACGGCAAGCGCCAGGGCGCTGCAGATCGAGGACTTGCCAGATCCGTTCGGACCGGCAATGAGGGTAAGGCGATCAAGTGCAAAGTCGGCACGCTCGATCGCGCGGAAATCACGAATAGCGACGGTCAACATAGATCAGCCCTCCGATCCAAACAGAGATTCCGCGTCGTCTTGGGCGGGCGGTGTCGGTGCCGCCGCCTTCGGCTTGCGGTTCTCGACCTTCAAGTTCTCGGGGATCGGCGGCATGTCGTCGCCGGCCGGTGCGCTGGCCGCTGCCGGTTTTTGTTCGGCGGCCGGTTTCACCTCAGTCGCAGCGGGCTTCTGTTCGGCCGACGAGGACTTGCCGGAGTCCTTTTTCTCGGACTTCTCGCGCTCGACGATTCGGGCGTCTTCGAGCGTCGGATAGATTTCATCGACGACCGTAAGGCCTTCGTGAATGCCTTTCATTTCCATGTAGACGCGCGCGAGGTCGCGGATCGTCCATTTGTCGCGCGCACGACCGAGAACCGCCGTCACGCGCAGTTCCGCGATGTTGTGCCGCTCCATGACGCGATCAATAAAGCCATGGGCCTTCTGCTTGGCGTCGTCGGACTCGAATTTCTTCAGGAGTCCGGTTTTGGCCTCGTCGATCATGTAGTCGGCGAAGCCGCGCAAAGCGTTGACGATGACGTTTCGTGTCGCCTTCGACACGCCGATCTGGAACACGATGTCGGCTTGGCGATCGGCATCCTTCATGCCGGTGCCCTGCGACTTGCGCTGCTGGAACGGGCGCTCAAGCCCGAAGCCGGTTTCGAGATCGAGGAACTGCGCGTAGATGATCCAGTGCGAGCCGACATCTTCGACGCGCTGCCCGATTCGGCAGTTTCCGTACTCGCGCACGAGATCCATCGCGAGTTTGATGGTCGGACCTTCGATGATTTCGGTGCGCTTGTTCTTGCGGTCGTGCACTGGCCACGAATAAACGTAGTCGTCGCCGAACGTGTTGGCGTGGACCTGCAAGCGCTTCATTACGGACGAAACGTCGCGCGGCTGCACGATTTTGTGCGAAGTCAAAATGCCGCCATAGGTGTTGACCGTAAGTCCGCCAGTGCGATCCGGCAGGGCTGCAGGCAGACCGCCCATTCCAGCCATCCGTTCTGCGGGATCGGAGCGCAGAGGTTCGAGCAATTCCGGTGTTGCGGCGTTCATCTGTTTGAGCCTTCCTTTGGGTTAAGCGACGATCTGCCAGTCGTCAGCCAGCACGTCGGTCTGGCTGGCGAGCCACGGGACGAGCGCGCCCTGCACTGTCATCATGTCGATGTGCGGCAAGTAGTCGAACTTGGTGCCGACAGGCACGCCTGCGAGTGCAAGCGGACGACCTTCTTCGACAGTGAGTTGAATGCTGCCCGGCACGAGGACCAGCCACATGCCTTTGCCGTTCCAGCCGGCACGCGCAACACGATGGCCTGCCTTGAGGGCGGCGATCGCATGGCCGAAGCTCATAGCATCGATCGGCTGATAAGCAGCCTCGAACACGTCTTTGGGCGACCAAGAAACGTATCCGTCTGCGTATTGCACATGGTAGCCGGGCCGACCGTCCATCGCTTCCCACGGGTAAGCGGTGATGCGCTTCGTGCCGTAGTAGTCCTTGGTGGTTTCGGAAATAGTTTCGGCGTGCATTGTTCTGAGCCTTCCTGGGTTGGTTTAAGCAAGAAATTCGGGCACGCCTTCGCTGGCCTGCGGCTTCGGCGCTTTGGTGGGCCGAACGGATGCAGGGTCAAAAACGATGCGGAACAGGCGGTAGGTCGCGAGAAGGTCCGTCATGGCGTCGTGGGCGCCGACGTGCTTTTCCTTCAAGATGATTTCGACGGCCTCGGAGAGTTTCGGCGTCTTGAAATGCCGACGACCGGCGGCCTTCATTGCTTCGGTCGGGTCGATCTTGCACAGGCCCGTGCAGGGCGGCAGAACGTCGAATGTTTTGCGCGCCCCGTACCGATCATCCATGTTGGCGCGACGCAGCTCGCCGCGCATCATCTTGAGGTCGAAGGTGATGTTGTAGCCGACGATCAGATCGGCGGCGTCGTGCAGATCGGCCCAGGCCTGCAATACCTCGGCGGCCGGTTTGCCTTCGGCCTCGAGGCTGGCATGGGTAAGACCGTTGCCGAGCTTTTCCGCGAGTGCGTCGTCCATGCGCCAGCCATCGGGCTTGATCTTCTCGCAGAACGACTTGCTCGGCTTGTCGGCCTCGCCGTCGAACAGGGCGCCGGCCAACTGGACGATGCGCGGCTGAGTCGGATCGTCAGCGGGCAGGTTGAACTTGGGCAAGCCGCTCGTCTCGCAGTCGAACACAAAGATTTTCACTTGAGGAACTCCGCTATCTCTTGGGTTGGTTGGGGTCTGGTATCGAAACGCTCGACCTTGGTTGCGCTGTCCAGAACCAGCACCGATCCTGGCGTGTTGAGCTTTGCGATTTCGTCGTAAGAGAGCTTTCCCTTGACCAGAAACGGGGCCGCCTGTTCCTCTTGGCCGCCGTCGTGCTCACGGCAAAACGGCGTTCCCCACGCAGGGCACCAGCGCTCGCTGCACAGCTTCGACGAGGGGTTGGCCGGGAATGAAGCGGGGTCGCCGGGCTCGATGTTGCGGGCCGGATCGCCGTTGAGGAACGTATGAAGGGACAGATCCATGTGGCGGATCACGGACACCGCCGCTTGTTCGCACCCTTGCACGTCATAGGCGAAGGTCCGTGGGGCAGGCTGGGGCTTGTCGATCGCGCAGCGCTGCACGAAATCTTCGGCAATCTCCTTGATCGGAAAGCCGTGGGTGCGCCCAAGCAAGCTGTATCCACCGAACTGCGGCTTGTGAGAGCCGAAGCGCTGCTTGCCGGTCTTGAGGTCGCGCAAGCGCTCGGGCTCGCGCGCCAGCACATCCGATTGACCGGATAGGGCGAGGTTGTTTGCCGACCACGGGATGCGAGCCACCAAGCGCTGTTCGACCGTCAGGGGTTCGATTTCGGGAACGATGTGCGCGGCATAGGCTTGCGTCATGCGAATCACTTGGCGCTCGGCCACGGACTGCGACGGCGTTTCTTTGTCCATGCGCGCGTCGTCCTCGCGCATCTTCTCGTGCAGCGTGGCAACGGCGGCATCTTGGGCGGCCGAAAGGTTTGGGCTATCTGCCCCGCCAGCTTTTTCGCTGAGCAGCGTTTCCGCGCCCCGGTGGACGGCAGATCCGACCGACGCGCCGATCGATCCGGCCGGTTGACGGAGTTTGAAGCCTGCAGCCTCGATCAGACGCTTGAAGCTCCGCGCAGCACCCCGACGCGGGCAATCCGGCCAGGACGACAGGGACGAGCAGCGCACGGTAATGGTGTCGTCGATCATTCGCGCTCCTTGGCCGCCGACTGAGCGGGCGTGCGGGACGGGTGTTTGACGAAAAGATCGACGCGCCGGTAATTGATCGGCGGCGACAGATCGTTTGCCAGCCGAACGCAGGCGCGATGTTCGATGCTTGTAAAGCCAGGCCCCAGATCGGCGGTCTGCGCAAAATCCAAAGGCTTCTCAACCTTCACCAAGGCATCTTCCTCATGCGCAGGCGCGCATTGGCGCGTGTGGCCTTCTGCAATGAGGCAATAGGCGAGGACGCAGATTGCAATCGGGTTCATTCCGATTGCGTATCATAACGTAACGCATGTGGTCAACGTTATGTTACGGCAATTGTCTGCAAAGAAGGTCAATTGGCTGATTTGAAACGGAAGTTTTGCGCGCAACCGGAGTCGCGCGGCGAGCCTATTCGTGCTGGCCGAGAATCAGAAAATCGATGCTCTTACTCACGGCTCGGGCCATTTCGACAAGGATTTCAAAGGGCGGCTCGCGACTGCCGCGTTCATAGCTGCGATATCGATGGGGGTCGATTTTAAGCAGTTTTGCGAATTGCTCAGCCGAATCGTGGCCCGCTGCGAGGCGACATGCTTGGAGTCGTCGGGCAAAGGCCTTGGTGTACTGGCTGGGCGGTGGTGCTGCCATACGCGGTGTTTTACGCCGACTCCGGGGAGATAGCAAAGAGTTTTCCACATTCTGCGTTTTTGTCTTGACCACCGTAACGTAATGTCACACTAAATTATTTCATGATGTCTCCGAGTCTGCACTCCCACGCTCTACTGATTGACGCCCTCGGCGGGGCGACCGCAACGGCTAGGGCTTTGCGCGCCCTTGGCGCCGATCGCGTCAATCGGTCGGTTGTCCAGAATTGGCGCACGCGCGGCATCGCTTGGCGCTACCGCCCAGCCGTTGCCGACCTTCTGCGCAAGGCCCGCCATGCGGTGCCGGCCGATTTCCTCGCCCCCCACGAAAACAAGGATGCTGCCTGATGGCGAAGCCCAAAAAGTCCAACCCTGCCCCAGCGATCGGCCACAATTCCGGCGTCGATCCGACCACGGCAATGCGCCTCAAGTCGTTCGTCGAGCGCATCGAGCGCTTGGACGCCGAAATTAAGGACATGAACGCCGACAAGGCCCAGGTCTATGCCGAGGCCAAGGGCACGGGGTTCGATCCGAAGATCATTCGCGAGGTCGTCAAACTGCGGAAGAAGCCGAGCGACGAACTGCAGGAGTTCGACTCGCTGGTTGAGCTTTATCGGTCGGCCCTGGACATCGCCAACAGCGCCAAGCCGCCGATCACGGTCGCCGTGAAACCGACCGCGAACCCCGACACCGCTTTCCTCGAAGGTGCAGCATGAAGCCCGGCTTCATTGGCGCCGTTGCCGCAGCAGCGGCGGCAGCAGTCGCTTCCATGACGGCGGCAATGCCCCGTTCGCTGTCCCCGAACACCATTGCCCGCCGCCGCGAACTCACCGCCGCTTGGCGCTGGTACGAGCCGCGCAAGCTGATCCTGCCGAAGACCGGCCCGCGCCCGGCAAGCACCTATCGCGCCGCGCGCCGGAACGCGCACCGCAAGCTTGCTCGGGGTGCACGATGAAGCCCCTCAGCGCAAACGAGCAGGTTGTGCTGCAACTGCTGACGCGCGCCGCCGCTACCGGCGCCGTCGCCCCGAAGAACGTGGAGCTTGCGGCATCGCTGGGCTGTTCGACCCATTCGACGGGTGCGGCAATCGTGCGCCGCCTCGAAAGCTACGGACTGATCCGCGTCGAGCGATTCACGGATAGCCGCGTGATCGAGATCGTGGGCACCAAGAAGAAAACCGCCCGGCCTGTCGGTGCGAGCCTCTCGAAGCACTATCGGTATCGCGCATGAGCGACCCGTTCAAAATAGACGGGCCTGCGCTTGTGTCGTTCAGCGGCGGCAGGACCAGCGCATACATGCTTTGGCGCATCCTACAGGCCCACGGCGGCACGCTGCCCGCCGATGTGCGCGTTACCTTCGCCAACACCGGCAAGGAAACGCCGCAGACGTTGGACTTCGTGCGCGACTGCGGAGATCGGTGGGGCGTCGATATCGTTTGGCTGCAATACAAGGAAGCCGACGAAACGAAAGACCGTTGGGAGATTGTCACGCACGAAACAGCGGCACGCAAGGGTGAGCCATTCAAAGCGCTGATTGACCGCAAGGGGTATCTGCCGAACCCCGTCACGCGCTTTTGCACAAGCGAACTAAAAATCCGCGTGATGCGCGATTTCTGCCGCTCGTTGGGTTGGGATAACTGGACGAATGTGATCGGCTTGCGCGCAGACGAACCGGCGCGAGTAGCGCGGGCGCGAGTAGCGCGGGCGCGAGTAAATCGCGACGCTTGGGAAAACGCAATGCCGCTGGCGACGGCGGGCATCACAAAGAGCGACGTTCAGGAGTTTTGGGCGCGGCAGAATTTCGATCTGAGCTTGCTCAACATTGGCGGCACGACGCCAGCCGGTAACTGCGACCTTTGCTTTTTGAAAGGCGCGGCGACCATTGCGGGCTTGATCCGCGCCAATCCCGATCTAGCCGATTGGTGGGCCGAGGCCGAGGCCGCGACGCGCGCAAGCAAGCCAGACGGCGCGCGGTTTCGCAAAGACCGCATGGGCTATGAGGCAATGAAGCTGGCGGTTTTGCAGCAGCAGAATTTCGACTTTCCCGACGAAAACCGGATCGACTGCTTTTGCATGGATGACGCAGCATGAGCCGTACCTTGGACGACATGCCGCTCTTTGCCTATCGCGGGGCTCCCGGCGTCAAGTCGGACGACGCGACGACGCTGCGTGCCGCCCTCGATATGGCGGGACGGGCGCACTACCTGCGCGCCGCCGTCCTCAGCGACATGAAGGCCAACGGGCCGGGAACTGCCGACCAGATCGCGCGCCGCATTGGCGAAAGCATCCTCGCCATTCGGCCCCGGTGCTCTGAACTCCGTGCGGCGGGCTTCATTCGCGATAGCGGCGTTCGCTCGAGGAACGACAGCGGCAAGTCCGCGATCGTCTGGTGCTTGGCGCCATGAGCAGCCCCCACTATTCGCGCACCAAGGCCATCGTGCGGCACGCCGAGAAGCGTGCTGCGCAGCGCTACGGCGTCGATCCCTCTGTCGTGAAGGACTGCGAACGCCTGATTAAGAAGGAACGCAAGTTCCTCGCACGCTGGAAAGCCGACAAGTTCCACTCGAATGAAATTGACACGCGGAAGATCCAAGCGGTTCGCATCATCCATTGGCACGCCAGCTCGCGCGAACAGTGGCGCGTGGAAACCGAAAACAAGACCCGCTACCGCGTGGTGTTCGACACCGCGATCGAGCGCGTCGTCACCTTCCTGCCCCTGCGACCGGAGGACATGCCGTGAGCATTTTTTCGGATATGGATTTTCTCGGCGTGACGCCCGGCTCTGCACAGCAATGGTCCGTGCAAGAGCGGGCGGCCATTCAGAATCTGAGTCAGCAAGAGGTGCAAACTGCCATCAATAGGATTTGGTCGGAGCGATTCAACAATGCTCCCGAGCCGGTTTCATGGGGCGAGCGCAAGCGCCCTGGCGACCTGACCGCCAACCAGAAGGCTTGGTGCGACGAGAACCTGCGCTCCTTCATGCCGAAGGTGCTGCCGTGAGCGATGCAGAGCAGACGCACTTGATGGCCGTGGTCGGGACGCTGCGCGGCGATCCCGCGCTAATCGTTCGGCAGTCGTCGGATTTTGTGTCCGTGTGGCCGGTCGAAAACAGCAAGCGGTCAATCGAGGTACTTGAAGTGGTTTGCGACCGGATCAACGGCGTCGGCACGCCGGCCGCCGCACTCCTAGACCTGACACCGAAGCCGTCCGAGCCGACATGGGGCAAAATCGCAGGCTGGGTTTTGCTTGGATTCTGGTTTGGCGTTTTGGCGGTCTATGTCGCCCAAAAGGTGGTGACATGAGATTGGTCATCCTTGAAAGTCCGTATGCTGGCGACATAGAGCGCAACGTCGAATATGCGCGGGCGTGCGTCCGCGACTCCCTAAGCCGTGGCGAGGCCCCCATTGCATCGCACTTGCTTTACACGCAGCCGGGGATTTTGCGCGACGAAATAGACGAAGAACGCCAATGGGGAATTGACGCGGGGCTCGCGTGGCGCCGCGTTGCCGAGGCGTCCGTCGTTTACGAAGACTACGGAATATCTCGGGGCATGGAATACGGAATCGCTGCTGCCCTCGCTGCGGGGGTGCCGATTGAGTATCGCAATCTGCCAGGGTTTGCGCGATGAGCGTTCGCATCCTCCTTGGCGACGTGCGCGCCCGGCTGCGCGACTTGGAAGCGGACAGCGTGAATTGCGTTGTAACGAGCCCCCCTTACTGGGGATTGCGTTCATACGGCGTTGACGGCCAGCTCGGGCTCGAACCAACGGCGCAAGAGCACGTCGATACGATGGTCGATGTGTTCCGCGAGGTCCGCCGCGTCCTTCGCCCGGACGGCGTGTGCTGGGTGAACTACGGCGACAGCTACGCGACCGGCGTGAACGGTCGGAGCGCTGCAGATACCAAGGCGGCCGGGAACGACGATCGGACGTTCCGCGACAAGCCGTTTTCGACGGCGGTGGGCGGGCTCAAGTCCAAAGATTTGTGCATGGTCCCGTTCCGGTTCGCCATTGCGATGCAGGCCGATGGCTGGTGGCTGCGGTCGGTCCTTCCTTGGGTGAAGCGCAACGGGATGCCCGAGAGCATTTCGGATCGGCCGGCAACGGCGGTCGAGTATGTGTTCATGTTCACGAAATCCGCGCGCTACTGGTACGACGCGGAAGCCGTGCGCAAAGCTGCATCGGTCAACACGCATGCGCGCATTGCTCAGCCTGCTGGTTGGAACACCGCGCCTGGGTCGCATGGAAACATCCACCCGGACGGGCGACGCAAGAAGCCCGTCGTCCGCACCCCGAAATCCGTCGAGCCGGGGCAGGGCATCAAGGCCAACCACAGTTTCGAAGCCGCGAGCAGTTCCGAGGTTTTGCTGGACCGGAACTTCCGCAACACGGACCTGTTCTTCGACAGTCTGGACGACGAGCAACCGCCTGCACCCGTTGCCAGTGCCCCGGCAAAGCCCGACAAGCAGCGCGGCCACGGTCGCCGCCACCAAGGCTTCAACGAGCGCTGGGACCAGATGGAGCGGGCCGAGCAGCAGGCAAACGGCCGCAATTTCAGAAACACCGATCTGATGCTTGAGAGCATCGACGGCGCCCACGGCCTGATATCGGACGCCGAGGGCAATCCCCTGGCCCTCGATGTTGCCCCCCATCCGTTTTCGGGCGCCCACTTCGCGACCTTCCCGCCCAAGCTGATCGAGCCGCTTATCAAGGCCGGTTGCCCGGAAGGGGGAACGGTGCTCGATCCATTCGGGGGAGCCGGGACTACAGGGCTGGTTGCCGACCGCCTCAAGCGCAATGCCGTGCTGATCGAACTCAACGAAGAATACGCAAAAATTGCGGAAAATCGCTTGCACAGCGACGGCGGGATGTTTCTGGATTTCGCAATCGAGAGTAACAAGACCACAAAATATGGATAACGGCGCGACCTACCATTCAAGATTTAGGAATTTCGCGTAACACCTTGAAATTGCTACCCCCCCCCTCAAATTTCATGCAGTAAGTAAAAAACAACCACCGGAGCCGGGCATGAACAACACCTGCGGAAAGCAAATCGGCGCTGCGATGCTCAAGTTCATCGACGCGATTGAGCAGTTTGGTCGAGATCTGGCTTCGGCCGGCGCCCAAGTGGACCTTGACCCCGTGCGCCGGGGTTACGACCGGGTTCGGGTCGAGATTGATTCGGTTATTGCCAAGCACCCCGAAACCCCAAGGAAGGACGAGGCCGCATGAGCCGTATCAGCATCATCAAGGATGTCGTGGCCGGGTACTTCTCGATCACCCGGAACGATTTGATATCGGATCGGCGGGCCGAGAAGGTCGCGCGCCCCCGGATGACGGCAATGTGGATCTGCCGCCACGAGACGCCGCTGAGTCTGCCCTTCATCGGGCGGGCCTTCAACCGGGACCACACGACCGTCATGCACGCCTGCGAGCGCATCGAAGAACTTCGGGCGGCCGATCCCCTGTTCCGCGAGGCGACCGACAATCTCCGCGTCCGAGCCCGGTCCAAGCTCCTGTCGGCGGGCGACCTGACCCCGGACCAGAAATCCATGATCGAGCGCGAGCTGACGCGCCAGCGCGCGGCCCTGGTCCGCATGGCAATCGCCAACCCGGCCAAGTTCGAGCGCCAGTACGGCGAGCTTGAGCCCTCGCCCGAGCAAGTCGAGCGGCAGGCGGAAGGGGTGGGGGCGGCGGTATGAGCAACCGGAAACCGATTCCGAAGGGAACCAGATTTGAGGTTTTCAAACGGGACAAGTTCACCTGCCAGTATTGCGGCTCGAAAGCGCCGGATGTGGTCTTGCATGTCGATCACATCGACCCGGTAGCCAACGGTGGCGGCAACGAAATCATGAACCTCGTCACGTCCTGCGTGGCGTGCAACGTCGGCAAGTCTGACAAGAAATTGTCGAATCAATCTGCGCTGTCGAAACAGCGTGCCGAGATTGAGGCTTTGGAGGAGCGACGCCAGCAGCTTGAAATGATGATGGAGTGGCGCCGCGCCGCGACCGATTACGAAGTGGATGAACTAGCTATCCTGGCAAAAGAAATCGAATCTATCACGCATCGATCGCTGTCCAAATTCGGCATGCAGCAGCTTAGCTCGTTTCGCAAAAAGTACGAGGTAAGTGAAATTCTGATGGCGATTGATGATCTGTTTCCTGGGCCAGTGGAATCGAGCGCCGAGTTCAACGAAGCCTTTAAGCGGATTCCTATCAAATGCAAATGGCGCCGCATGTATGGCGATCATGGTGCCCGTTACGCTTACATCCAAGCCATTTTGCGCAACAGATTTCAGAACCAATACGCTCGGTTGGTGCCCGTGATTTATCACGCTCACATCGAGCAAGGTCATCCCCTCGAGGAAATCGAAGCGAGGGCGCGCACCACTGGTTCAATTTCCGATTTTTGCGATGCCTTTGGCTTTGACTGGAGATAACAAATGAGCCTTGAACGTCGTCGCAAACCCTGGATGAAATTCTACCCGTCTGATTGGCGGGCCGATCCCGCCTTGCGCATGTGCAGCTTCGCAGCGCGCGGCCTGTGGGTCGATCTGATGACGCTGATGCACGAGGCTGATCCATACGGTCATTTGCTCATTCGCGGCAAGACGCCAACCGTGCGTCAAATCGCCGGAATCCTCGGCGGAACACAAAAAGATGTAGAATTATTGCTTGAGGAACTTGCCGCCGCAGATGTGTTTTCAAAAACAGAAAGCGGCGTAATCTTTAGCCGTCGAATGACGCGAGATTTTAAGAAACATCAAGCAGATCAAGCAAATGGGAGTTTGGGTGGGAACCCAGACCTTAACCTTGGTGTTAACCAGGGGGTTAACCCCCCTGATAACCAGCAGGTTAACCCACCGGATAACGGGGGGGATAAAGCCCAGAGGCTAGAGGCTAGATGCCAGAAGGAAGAATCTCAGAAAGAAAAATCAGAGATTCATCCTGAAGCAGCCAGCCCTACGATACCGGCGCCGCGACAAAATCGCGGCCCCGGCGCCGAAGCTGCGGCGGTCCTGCCGATGAATTGGACGCCAAACCAAGAAAACCTCGATGTCGCGTTGTCGATGGGCCTGACGTTGCCCGAGGCCGAACGGGCGGCCATCAAGTTCAAAGCCTACTGGACCACGGGCAAGGGGGCTGGAACCCGACGAAAGCCGAGAAGCTGGAACACCACCTGGGTCAACTGGATTTCCAAGGAAGCAAACGATGTCGGACACCGCCAAACTCAACCTTCCCCAACCCGGCCGGCCCGGAACGTCAGCCATGCCGATCCAGAAATCCGCGACGCCGACATGCTCGGCATCCTTGAGGGACTTGGCCTTGACCGGGTATCAAGGGCTGGGCCAATTGATCCCGGCGAAATTGGTGCCTGAGATTGGCCCAGCGCTGGCGGCGGCCAAGCGGACGGTCGCCCCGGCTGGGCCCGAACGGCTGGCGGTCGAACTGCCGGGGCTGTTCGCCTGGGCGCGCACCTTCGGCATCCCGTTTCAGCCCAGCATTGCCTCGGCGGCCTACCGGACGCTGGCCGACCTTCCCCCGGATCTGCTGGCGCTGGCCCTCGAGCGCATCACGACCAAGCACACGCTGGGCATGCGCCTGCCGTTCGTTGCCGAGATCCGGGCGACGGTCCAAGACGAGCTGGACGAGCGGCACCGGCTGGTGCACGCGATCGGCCGGTTGGCGTTCGCGGTGAAGCGGGGCGACGTTGACCGGGGGCCGGGTCGGAAAAAGCCGATGACGGCCGAGCAGAAGGCCGAGTTCGACGCGCAGATGGCCCGCCTCAAGGCCGGTCTGGCGTCGGGCGAGCCCAAACCCGCCCCGGCCAAGCCTCAAAAATCCGTCCGCTTGCCCTACGCCGACGACAACCGGCCGAGCGAGGACGATCAGGTCCCGTCAAAACCGCCGGAAATTTCATCACCTGATCGCGAGAGCGGGTCGGGTGAGCCACGGGTAGCCGCCCCGATGCAGTCGCCGCTGTACAGCCAAAAAAACCAACCCCCCGCGACTGACGACGACCTCAGCTTTTTGACCGGAACCGTAACATGACGGCACGAAAGCAGATTGACACCGCACGGGGAATCGGGCACGCGCGTGCACGCGCACGAGGGGCATCAATCGACCGCGACGCCCGAGCCTGGGCAATCGTCCTTCGCACCCTCGAGCACGGGTTCACCCTGCACAAGCCCGATGCGATGGCGAAGGCCCTGGCCGCCTTGAAGCAGGCAACGGAAGCCGCAGCCAAAGATCATGAACCGGAATGGGCGCAGGAGTACGAACGCCGCGCACAGATCCTGCACGACATGGTGAAATCGAACCAAAAGACGTGGCTCCATGTGGTCGATATCGACGGCGGCACCCCGGAAACCGTGGGCCGACCGTCCCGTTACGATCCGGTCCAAAAGCTCTACCAGATCGGCCATCTGGACGACGCGCAGCGCCGAGCTGCACTCCGCATGGCACAGGTCGTGGAATCCGTTGTGCGCGCGGTCGCCGCCAAGGGGCAGAACTTCCAGCGCTCGAGCATCACGCGGGGCCAGATCAGCGACCGGACAGCGTTCGAGCACCACGATGTCTATCTGCCCTGGGCCCTGTTGCAGCGCGAGTACCAGGGCAGGGGAGAGCGGCACTTGGACATCGTGCTCGACGTGGTTGTGTGGCGTCGATCGATCGGCAAAGCCCGCGCGCGGTGGTCGATGTCCTATCCGCGAGCCCTGCAGTTCGTCGCGGACGGGCTCAGCGACTACGCCAAGCTGCTGATGGCCTACGACAGATCCAACCGAGACGAGGAAAAGTGAAATGGAGAAGGAAGAAACAATCAAACTGAAGCATTTGGCCACTTGTTTGGTCGTCGGCTTTCTGATCGGCGGCGGCATGGTCATCGGCCAACACGCAAGCGCGTTCGTCTTTGGCGAGCCGGTCAAGAAACTCGAAATCACGGTGACGCCATGAGCGACGACACCACCAATGCAGCGGCAACGGACAACGTGTTCACGCTGGCAAAACTGGAAGAAGCCATGGCGAAAATCAGGGCGCTTGGCCCGCTGCCGCCAGTTATCCGTGAGAGCGCGTTCCTGACGGAGCGCCACGAAGATTGGTCGCGCGTTCGGTCCCCCGGCCGAGCTGCGCGCCGCTTACAGCAAGGCCATCGCCAAAACATCGATCTTCACCAAGCGCCGATGTCTGGCGGGTTGCTGCTTGACGGCGTGCTCTACGTTCACCCGCTTACGATGCTGAAAATCAAAGGGAGCGCAGTATGAGCGAAGCAAAATGGTTAGCGGTTGGTTTGTTCGCAGCAACGACAATGGCGACGCTTTTTGCCTTAGCGTGGCCGTTTTTCCAAGGTGAGGCGTATCGAAGGCTTGATCGTGTTGCCTACCGAATGTGTGTGCCGCTTTTCGCGTGCGCGATTGTTGCGGGTTGCGTCGCCGCGTATTTCTCGTACCAAGAGCGCGCCGAGCGGTTCGATGAATGCAGGGCGCATCGCCACGCATACGAGTGCCACGCGATTGTTTACAGCGGAAGGATTGTGAAATGACAGACGACCAAATCGAGAAAGTGGCGCGGGCTATTGTGCCGTTGCTAAAACTGCACGCTCCGTGCGGGCAAGACAAAGACGCAGCGCTAAATCATCCGTGCAAAACGTGGGAGCCTTACGAGAAGCGCTGCCCAGAATGTGCGCTACACGTCACAGACCGCAAATATGTCGCGGGTGAGCTTGCCCGCGCCGCAATCGCCGCCGCGTCGGAGTGGCAAACGATAGAGAGCGCGCCGAAGGATGGCGAGGCGATTTTAATTTGGAAGCCAGATGAACGGCGCGTCGGCGAATACATGATGGCCGCTTATTGGGATGATACGCAGGGCGGCTTTGTTCCGGTCGGCGGCGTTCACAAGCAGGGGTATTTTTCGCAATCCATGGGCTGCGATCAAGGCTACCCAACCCACTGGCAACCCCTGCCGCAGCCGCCGAAGGTGACGCCGTGACCGCTACCGACCTGTTCGGCCCCCTGCCAATCGGGGCCAAGCCGCAAGGCGCCAAAGCAGCCAAGCAGCGCGGGTATGCCGCCCCGCCCGGAACGGGACCGGCAGGCGAGACGTGCAAATCGTGTCGGCACTACGTCCTGCGGCAGTTCGCGGGCACCTATCGCAAGTGCGGACTCATGCGCCGGTTCTGGACGGGTGGGCCGGGAAGCGACGTGCGCGCCTCGGCGCCAGCGTGCTCGCGGTGGGAGAAGCCCAACGAAAAAGCCCCGGACTGAGCCGGGGCTTCTCTCGTAGTGGTCCAGGGACCGGGGATCAGTCTTCGACGCGGCGGAACCCCTCGGGCGTGTACTCGCGCTGGCGCCGAACTTTGTAGACACCGGGCGCAAGGCCGATCGTCTCGTGGGTGTCGTGGGGGCGCAGATGTTCCAGCGCCGCTGGTTTTTCGACCACGAGAAAGCAATCCATGATCGAGTTCGGCAGGCGGTGCATCGTCACGGCATCGGCGTTCATGACGTGGTGGTGCCCGGTTTCCGAATGGGTGACGATGAGTTTGCCGTTTTCCGGCGCCACGGCGACGGTGCCGGCCGGCAGGGTGTCGATGCGTTCGATGTAGACATCGCCTTGCGCGCAGGTTTTTTCGAAGGTCTTCATAGTCTTTCTCTCCTTTGGGTTAAGTGCGGATTTCGGGTTTAAGAAACTGGCGGAAGTCGTCGAAGCCGAACGTCCAGGCATTTGCCTGCAGCGCGGTCTTCATGTCGGGCGGGACGGGAAGCGCAAACTCCCGCCCCGTACCGCAACGGACGCGCAGAAACCTTTCGCGGCCGATATCGGGGATACTGACCTCGACCAGTTCGCCGATTTGCGGGTCGCCATCGCGGTCGATGGTCTTTGCGTCGAGAGCGGACAAGATGGCGTTCCATCCCAAAATCTCGCACGCGGCTCGGCGCTGTTCGATGTTCTGCCACGTCAACGCGGCCTGCGGCGTCAAAGACGCGCGGTTTTCGATCCACTCTTTTGGAACTGCGGTTCCGTGCCAATGATACAACGCCCAGCCATCTGGATACGCTATCGACGGCCCTGTTTCGCAATGCAGACGCCCCTCGGCATCGCGATTGAGTGCGCGCGGACGATCGGAAATCGCAAGGACGTTCTCGTGCCACCACACCCAGCCGCACGACCGCGCGAGGTCTTCGTCGATTTTGAACGCAGATAGGGTTTCGTTTTGCCAACCCAAGACATCGCGAAAAAACGAAACATAAGCGGCCCAAGAAGCCCAGAATTGAGCGCCGCGATCGTTGTTTACGCCTTCGCTGATGAAATTCAGATTGAGCGACCCCACCTGCGACCACACCTGCGACCACACCTGCGACCCAAAAAACTCGCGCAGCATCGCCCAAGCCATTGCGCCACCCACCGTTGCGGCAAAAGGCGATCCCATGCGGAGAACGACTATCGGCTTCTTGAGATTGCAGATACGATAGGCTTCAAGTGCGGCAGCCGTCGCGCGGTCGAAGTCGGCAGGCTCTGTCGATAGACCGATTTCGATCCATTGCTTTGACCATTCTGCAAAGCGAGCCGACTGTTCTGGCGTGATTGCGGTGATTTTCTTCGGCATTTGTTTCTCCAACGACGGTTCGACTGTAAAAAGACGAGCGGCTACCAGGGCACGCATTGAAAGACCCATCGACAGTTTCCATTCTGGTCGCACACGCAGATGGGCACGACCTCCCGGCATCCGATCGGTGGAATGGGGGGCAGGGGCGGAATCCCGCACTCGAACCCGCCGCCGACCGGAGCCCCGCCCCAGCGCTGGGCATGGGCGGCCCCGGCAAAGAGGACGAGCAGCAGGCAGATGGCGAGTATCCCCAGCCAGCCAATCAAAGCCTCGAGGGCTTGGCGCCATGTCATGCGGATCATTCGCCCCTCGCTTCTGACAGTTGAAAGTGAAAGTCCATGATGGCCTCGGCCCGCGTGCGCCCGTAGCCGACGATTGGGGGGCGGGCATCTGGCGCCAAGTCGAAATTGTCGGCGTCATACGCCATGAAATCGAACGCCTGCGAAGGCACGGGCGGGTCGATCTGATCGACGACGATCCTCATTCCGCGTCCTCCTGCACCCAATCGCGCAATTGCTCGCGCCGGTTTTCCGCCCGTATCTCGGCGGCCTCGATGGCTTCCTCGGCCATTTCCTCGAGCGCATAGTCGAGGATGTGGGAAGCGATGGCGGCGCTGTCCACGATCGCGGACAGGTCCACGACGGGCCCGACCTCGCGCGGCACCTTGGCGCCGGCCGGGTACTCGAGCAGCCGCCCCCGCACGGAATGGACATCGACCGAGCCGCCCTCGTCGGGCTTAAGCTGCAGGCCCATGCGGTCCCTTGCTCCCCGACAAGGGGGGTGGAACTCGTATTCCACCCGGATTGCGAACTCGCGCTCGTTCCCCACGTTGGAGAGGGAGACGAGCAGCACGTCGTCGAAGGTGTCCATGTCAGCGACCCTCCGTTTTGGCCGGTGACATGTATTCGTCGTCGTACACACTCCAACAGGTTGACCAGTCGGGAGCGTCGTAGTCTTCTTTTTCTTCGTTGTATGGACCTTGAAACGGATCTTCGCCGACGCTCGTGCAGTACAGACCGATAGCCGGAATGTCGGGGTTGCTCTCAAACAATTCCGCCAAGCGGGGCCAGTGGTTTGCGTAGCCCGGTTTCGGGGGCGCCATGCGCAGAAATTCGCGAATGTCGGCGGCGGCGCGGGCGTAATCCTTTTTTTCGACATATGCGCGGTCGAACGTCATCATCAGGCAAGCGCGCATGCAGGTCGGCACGTCTTCCCTCTTGTAGAGCGGCCAAAGCTTTTTGGGGTCGTGCAGCCAAGTGTATTCGTTGCCAAGAAACCGGCGGCTTAGCTCGCCCCAAATTACGGGCGCGCTTCCATGGCTGTTGCGCAGTTCTTCCAGATCTTCGTGCTTCTCGCCCGGCCAGATAGCCTTGATGGTGGTGTAGCTCATTTTCCGGCCTCCGCTTTGGCGATTGCGGCGGCGATCGCGCGCAGCTCGCCCATCGTGATGGTAAACTCGACCTCACTGCGGTCGGGCACGTTCCGATTGGTGAGACAGACGTTTTTTGGAAGAACCGATTTGAGCGCAGCCAGCAATTCCGGCGCCGCCGCGATAAGGCGGATGTTGGCGTTGACATTGGCGCTAGTGAATAGGTGGTCGTCCTCGTCAGGCATGTTGCAGACGGCGATTGGAAACCACTCGTGCGTCGGCTTGCTGGCCTGCACGATCCAGAGGCTATCCGGCCCCATCGGGTCTTCGATGGCCCAAGGCCCCGGCGTGTGTGCTGCTTGCGTCATGTCACTTGCCCTCCGTGTTGTGGCGCAGCAGCACCTTGACCAGCGGCGCGGCCCCGCCGCCCACCATCAATCCGCCGTGTTTTGCTGCATTGGTGCAGATGTCGGCCCACTTGGGGCCGAACTCGCTGATGAAGTGCTCGGCGTTGTCGATCAGGAACTGCGGCCACTGGTCGAAGGACAGAACCTTGACCTCATCGCTGTCCTTGGGGGCGTTCAGCCGTTCGCACAGGGCGTCGATTTCTTCGAGGCTGAGTTCGACCAGTGTGTGCTCGTTCGTCGCGATGGCGTTGAAGCGGTCGGCCTGCATCCCGTTGTTCTCCTGCCACCAGCGCAGGGCGGCGAGGACCGTCGCGGTTTCGCGGGGGCTCAGTTCCATGGGCTCAGCCCTCCCCACGTTCGGCGACCATGAGGGAGCGGTTCGGCCCGAGCATGATGGCCTGACCTTCGCGCAGGCCCATCTTGGCCCGCTTCTCCGTGTCCTCGGCATCGGCGGCCACGCGCGCCGCGCGCAGC